CATAGATACACATGGCAATTATACAAAGTTACCCTATAAATTATAATGTTAAGGATACAGACCTATTATTAGGTATAACTAACATTGCACCTAGCGGTAATCCTATATATCAAACAAAGAGTTTTAGGGTATCCGATATCCGAGGCGGTGGCGGCGGAGGTGGATCTATAACAATAGGTATTGGTAATGGGCTTACTTTGCAAGGAAGTGTGTTATCGCTTGGATTAGCCGATGTTTTTGAAAATGGTGCATTAAGCTCAGATGATTGGTTAACATTCAACAGCAAGCAGGCACCATTAATAGGTGATGGATTAGTTAAGTCTACAGGTGGCACTATTTCATATATAACTGATAATACATCTAATTGGAACACTGCTTATAATGACAAGATTAATAGTATTGCTGTAACAGGTACTACAACAAAAACGTTAACATTAACACAACAGGACGGCGGTACATTAACTACATCTTGGACAGATGATGGTTCAAGTATTACTTTAACTACACTTGGAACATCAGGTGCGGCTACTTTAGTTAACAATGTTCTAAATATACCACAATACAGTGGAGGAAGCAGCGGCGTTACTTCTTTTAATACAAGAACAGGAGCTGTAACTTTAAGCTCTGGAGACGTTACAACAGCTATAGGGTATACACCGTATAATAATACAAATCCAAACGGTTATATAACAGCATCGTCTGAAAGTGTATTAACTAATAAAACTGGTAATATAAGTCAATGGACAAATAACTCTGGTTATTTAACTGGTATAACTTCACTTCAGGTTACTACTGCTTTAGGGTTTACGCCTTATAACGCAACTAACCCAAATGGTTATATTAGTGGAATTACTAGTGGTATGGTTACTACCGCCTTGGGATTTACGCCATATGACAGCACGAATCCAAGTGGATATATAACAGCATCGTCTTCAAGTGCGTTGACAAATAAATCTGGTAATATAAGCCAATGGACTAATAACTCAGGGTACCTTACGGGCATAACATCTGGGCAGGTTACTGGGGCATTGGGTTACACCCCTTATAATTCCACCAATCCAAATGGTTACATCAGTAGTATCACAAGTGGGAATGTTACTACCGCATTAGGTTATACGCCTTATAATAGTTCAAACCCGAGTGGTTATATTAGCGGTATTAATAGTTCAATGGTAACATCTGCTCTCGGGTACACGCCTTACAATTCAACTAATCCAGCGTCTTACGCAACAACAACCCAATTAAACAATGGATTGGCATTATACTTACCATTAACAGGAGGAACTGTTTCTGGTAATATAACTTCAGCAGGTGGTTTTTTTAACTCTGATATTAGGCTAAAAGATATAATATCTAGGGATGGCGATGTTGTGGTGTTTAAATGGAAAGACGGTAGAGATGATAAAACACATATAGGTTATATTGCTCAAGAGGTTCAAGAGATATTCCCTGACGCTATTAATGAGGGTGAAGATGGAATGTTGTCTGTAAACTATACAGAAGTTTTAGTTGCTAAAATAGCGGAATTGGAAAAAAGAATTAAACAACTAGAGAAATAATGAGTTGGAGTAGTTTAGGGGATAACCAAATGGTTAGCTTCACAGATGCGCAAACAAGTCCTTTTACATTAAATCCTGGGCAAAGTTATGTTACATCAAATAAATGTATGACAAAGCTAGAAGCCTTAACTATGTTTGGATTGGAAGCAGGATTTATGGCGACCTACGGGCCAGACCAGCTTGTGCCAAAAGTACAATGGGTAGCTACCGAATTAGTATACACATACTATGGAACATTGTACGCTCAAAATCCTTGTGACCCTATGGTATATGTTTATTATGGAAGTAATGGGCAATGGTATTCTGAGGTTAGTGGAAGCTATTATGGAATTACTTACGCTTGTCAATATGCATATTATGATCCTGGGGCCGACACCTACGTTTACAGTGTATATTACTTAGAACCAAGCAACGCTACGCCGGTTTATTATGGAACAACAACATCACCGTGCCCACCTTTTTAAAAAATAAAAAATGAAGATACAGCAAATTCAATTCCCTTTGAGCATCGGTACGGCTGATACTCTATCTACTCAGGTAAAAAAAGATCTAGATGCGGAAGATTATACAATAGTGTACTACGCTTTTATAGATACTACACAAACATCAGAATTAAATGATGGTAACGAAATACCTAATAAGATGTTGCATGCTAGCAGCCTAAGATTAGATGGTGAAAGTTACATTGAATATAAAAATGATAATAGTAAACTAGATTCTATAATTGCTTCCATGTTAGGTGTAGTAATAATTGAGGAATAATAAATAGTTTATAAAATAAAACAATAATATGGCAATAGGAAATTCATATCCGATAGATAAAGATGTCGAGGATAAAGACCTGGTGCTTGGAACGGATTATGGTAGTAATAGAACAGTAAACTTCCCAATGGAGGATATTGCTGACTACTTAAATAAGAAAGGTAAAATATCAATAGCCGGTCAAACTACTTGGAAATTTGTTACATCAAATCCAATAAGTGGTACTATATCTATGGTTAACGGTGCTGGTAACGGAATGCCGTTTAGTAATATAACCTATCTCCTAATGTCTATTTATGATATGAGCACGCAGCGAGTAGTTGAGTTCATTGATTATCTTGTTGGATCCCAAGTTCTATTAGCACAACAAAAGAAAGCAACGCAGTTCGGTCATTATGAAGTTGTGAATTACGAGCCTACTAGTGATCCATTACTATATAGGTTAACATTGGAATACATTGGTGGTAATGGCACAATAAAGGAAAACACTTATTACGACCTAGCTACTTTTGTACCGTTTTCAACAGGAGACAAAACATTCGTATTCACACAAGACACACCGGCAAATCCGTGGATTATTGCGCACGACTTAGATAAATTCCCATCGGTATCAATGGTATTATCAACAGGGCAAGCTGGCATTGCTGATGTGACATATATAGACGAAAATAACTTAACAATAACTTTTTCTGGAGATGAATCTGGAAAAGCATATATGAACTAACTATGGCAATACAGTTTTTAAATAATTTAAACATCAACGACAACCAACTGCTTAATGCAAAGGTTCAAGTTGCATCTACAGCGCCAACTGCTGCTAAAGGACAAATATATCTTGATAGTACAACCAATGTAAATACACTGAAATACCATGACGGATCACAATGGATAGGTTTAAAGCAAGTAAATCTAAATAATAGCACATTTGTTAGCTTAGCTAATTTAAGTGCGACAGGGAGCAATGTAATAAGCCTAGAAGCTAGTCTATCAGCTACAGGAACTGCGAGCAGTACGACATTCCTTAGAGGTGATAATACTTGGGGTACTCCAATAGGCGCATTGTATACTTTACCGGTTGCTGCTGGAGGATCAAATTCCGCTGTAATAAGTTTAACTGAGCAAACGCTTTCAACACAAGTTGTATCTGATGTAACTTTTAACGGCACAACAAATGGTGTAAAAATCACTGAGTCTACCGGTAATAACGGTTCAATAACTATTGGTCTACAAGACAGTATTACTTTAGTTGGAACATTGACTGTACAAGGAACTGGCCAATCTAGTTTTGCGGGACAAGTTACAATTCCAGCAGTGCCAATTGCAAGCACTGATGCAGCAAGTAAAGCTTACGTTGACAACTCTGTAACCGGCGCTTTAGTATTCCAAGGGGGGTATGATGCTGCCACAAATACACCAAACTTAGATTCACCGCCAACTGGCACAATCAAGAAAGGATTTATGTGGACCGTTACGGTTGATGGGTCATTCTTTACCGAACAAGTTAGAGTTGGTGATTCATTAATAGCTAACAAAGACACACCTACTACTTTAGCGGATTGGACAACAGTTCAAAGTAATATTGACTTAGCTACGCTTACGACTGTAGGTCTAGGCAATGTTAATGCTGGGTCTGGAATCGGGGTTGCTTATTCTGCTGGTACTGCCGCAGTAACAAACACCGACAAAGGTTCTTCTCAGAATATATTTAAAAATATTTTAGCCTCGGGGCAAACTACATTAGTTGCAACTTCCAACAATGATAGCATCATATTATATCCTGGCAATGGAATAGCTATAACAACGGATGCAGCTACGAACACAATTGAGATTGCGTCAACGTATACACCGCCAACAATATCTTATGCAACAACAATATCCGCAACTGCAACAGTTACTCATAACTTGAATACGAAAGACGTAATAGTTCAATTATATGATACTGTTACATCTGACACAGTATATGCAGACATTACTAGAGCTAGTGTGAATACGATTACTGTTACATTCTCTGCTGTTCCAACAAATCCAATTAGAGTATTGGTACAAAAATAAAACATAGTATATGAAATTTAAAAGTGATATAGAGGTCCAAGCGGGTCTGAAGGATTCTTCAGGTGCAAATGGCTCAGCTGGACAAGTATTATCATCTAATGGTAGCACTGTTAGCTGGGTAAATGAAACTACAGTTGCTAGTGACGTTCAGAATGAGGTAAAAGCCGGCGTTGCGATAAACAAAGGGCAGGCTGTGTATGTAACTGGCGCTGACGGGACAAATATAATTGTTGGGTTAGCTTCAAATACTACTGAAGCAACTTCTTCTAAAACTTTAGGATTACTTAATGCTACAGTTGCTATTAATGGATTTGCTGATGTTGTACAAATAGGTAGATTAGCAGGGCTTAATACTTCGGCAGCTACAGTGGGTGATCCAGTATGGTTGGGAACAAACGGGAATCTTATTTATGGATTAGCAAATAAGCCTTACGCTCCCGCTCACTTAGTTTTTATAGGAGTTGTTACTAGAGTAAATTCCAACAACGGAGAGATATTTATAAATGTACAAAACGGTTTTGAATTAAACGAGATTCACGATGTAGACATTAAAACTAACGTTCCAATTAATGGTGATGTATTAGGATATGATGGAACATTGTGGGTTAATAAGACAATTGCAGAATGGTTAGGTTATACACCGGCTGATGATGCTTTAGTAGTACATAAAGCGGGAACTGAAACTATAACTGGTAGTAAAACATTTACAAGTCCTGTTATTATAAATAAAGCAACTGCAAATACAGATGCTATTTTACTTAATGTTGGTGGAAATCAACAAGGAAGACTTACTATAAATAATGACGGTGGTTTTGATTTATTCACATCAACCGATTTTAGCGGTTATGGTATTAACTTTGATGCTAATGATAGTAATGGACTTTTGTTCTATGCGGACAATCCAAATATGGCTAAGTTCATTGTTGGAGATAACTATAATATATCACAACAAGATTTATATTCAACAAAGTTTATAAAATTAGGCGGAACTGCTGATCAATATTTAAAAGCTGATGGATCAGTATCCACAGCAATGAACTCTAGGGTAGAAGTAAACTTTATAACTACCGCTGGGCAAACAACATTTGTTACACCTTACGAGGTTGGGCAGGTTGAGGTTTATTACAATGGTTCTAAATTATATCCAGATGAATTTGTAGCAACTAACGGTACAACTATTGTATTAGTTACACCGGCTACGTTAAATGCACAGATAAGTATTGTTAAATTTGTATCTTCATTTAATACAACATCGATTAGAACCGAAACAGTATTTACAACAACAGGTGGTCAAACTACATTTAGTGTAAACTATGCTATCGGTCAGGTCGATGTATTTTATAACGGATCAAAATTGAGTCCTGCTGAATTTACAGCAGTTAATGGAACATCTGTTGTATTAGGATTTGCTTGTGCTGCTGGTGAAAGTATTGTAATTAATAGTTATGTTAATCAAGTTAGCGGAGCTTCAGGTACTGCTAATTATATGACTAAATTTACCGGAGCAGCTTCTTTAGGTAATAGTACATTAATAGACAATGGAACTAGTGTTAGTTTAACAAATGCGGACTCAAGGCTTTACGGTGGAACAAATGCAGGCAGGTTTATTATAGGAAATCCTAGTGTTAATACTTATTTAGCTGTATACGGTAGTACACATGCAACTTTACCAAACTTTGCACAATTTATAGTTAATAATATTCCTTCGCTTAATATGTTAGCAAGCGGAGCTATTGGAATTGGCACTTCCTCACCTGGAACAACGTCATCATCCAATATTTTATTGGGATTTGTTAATGGTAGTAATATACAAGCAAGAAATGAGGTTGCTCAAATTGCAATGTCTTCAAACATAAATGGGGATTGGTATGCTCCAACCTATAAAAATAGCGGGTATGCATCACAAATTTATGCTGACGCAAACGGCGGAACAATAGGATTAAGAATAGCTCCTAGTGGTACAGCGGGAGCATCAATATCATGGAATCAGCCGGCTGTTTATGTTACAAGCGCAAATAATGTAATTATAGGCGGCTCAACAGACGCGGGATACAAACTTGACGTTAATGGTACAGGTAGATTTACAGGTAATTTATTTTTACCATCATTAACTACAGGGTATTTAACTAAAGTAGGAACAAGTGGATTAATAACATTTAGTAAATTATATGAAAATTCATTTGGAGGTATTCAAATAAATAACACAGATACAAACGGAGCTCAATATTATAGTTTAAGAGTTGGTCCAAGAGGTAACAACGATGGAATTTCTTCAACTTGGCATATACCTTCAAATGCTTCTCCTACAGTTGGATGGGCTACAAGCGCAAGTTCAACATTTTATAGTATTGCAACTTTAGCAGACGATGTAACAAGATTGCATATCACTTCAGGTGGTAACGTAGGAATAGGAACAATTATACCTGACGCAAGGCTTCACTTAAGAGGAGCAAGTTCTTTTAATAGACTTACTCAAATGTCTCCAACTGGAGCAAGCACAGATGCAGTTAATTTAATAGCATCAACAAATCCTTCAGGTAGTGATCAATGGTGGAGTTGGGGGGTTAGTAATGACGATTCTTATAGAATAGTTAAAGGAACTGATTTATCAGGCACTGGTGTTAAAGTAACTGTAGGTTCTACGTCTTGGACTTCTTCTTCTGACATTAGAATTAAAAATGTAATTGGAAAAGTTGAAAATGCTTTAGAAAAAATAGATACGTTATCTCCTATATTTTACGAATTAAAAGATGACAAATTAAAAACTAAAAGAGTTGGTTTAATAGCGCAAGAAGTTTATGAAGTTTTACCTGAATCAGTAGATAAACCTATAAAAGAAGAAGATGTTTGGGGGGTTAGATATACCGAATTAATACCTCTTTTAGTAGCGTCTATACAAGAACAACAAGCTCAAATCAAAGAATTACAAGACGAATTAGTTTTGTTAAAAAATAAATAATATGGGATTAACTAAAGACTTAGGTGCTTTACCAAGAGCAATAACGGTATCTAGTGCTAATAATGTTGGAATTGGTGCGGCTGGACCAAGTACTCTTTTGCAAATTGGTACAGGAGGTGGTGCTGGGGCTACTAATTCAATAGCCTACTTAGGAGGGTACAGTAGTGGCGTATCTCAGTTAAGATACATTATGAATCATAACGGTGCGGCAAATGCTGGAATAGGCACGCCATCAGCTGGTGGTATTTTATTTGGATACGGGTTAGTTGACGGTACTGTATCAGGTGAATGGATGAGAATTAATACTTCTGGCAACGTAGGAATTGGCGAATCTAATCCGCAAGCAAGACTACATGTGGCAAGGACAGATTCTGGAGAAGTTTCTAGATTTTCAGCGCCAAACGGATATATTCCATATATTTTAATAGGTAGGCCAGATGCTACAAATGAAGGTTTAAAATTGAGTTATGACTCTAATACAGGAAATACAAGTTTTGAAACTGTATCATCTCACAATATACTATTTAAAAACAACAATACCGAACGTATGCGTATCACTTCAGGTGGTAATGTAACTATTGGAGATACAACAACAAACAATACAGGTAAATTTAACTACGCGAGTCCCGGGGTTGGTTCTTTTAACGGGGTGGTAGAGTTATATCATAGTACCTCAAATGTAAATGGATCAGGTTTTGTAAATTTCTACGTAAATAGTTCTGTTATTGGTTCAATTGGTCAATCAGGCACAACAGGTGTAACTTATAACACAACATCTGATTATAGACTTAAAGAAGATTTTAAAGATTACTCAGGGTTAGATTTAGTATCTAAAATTAAAACTTATGACTATAAATGGAAATCTTGTGAAGATAGAATGTATGGGGTAATTGCCCACGAATTGCAAGAGGTAGTGCCTTATGCGGTAACAGGTGAAAAAGATGCTGAACAAATGCAAGGTGTAGATTACTCAAAATTAGTGCCTATTTTAGTTCAAGCAATACAAGAATTAACTGCTAGATTAGAAATCTTAGAAAACAAATAATATGGGACTAAATAGAAATTTAGGGAATCTAACAGAGGTTATAAAGGAGAGTAGTGGTAAGATAGGTATTGGAGTAACTCCTGAAAACAAATTGCAAGTTACAGATAATTTAGGTTCTATTACTGATCCAACTGTATACAGACCTATTGCTAATTTTTATAGTGGAGGGAATTCTAGTGCTTTTGGGTTAACTATTGGCTCTAGACCATTAAACGCTAACGTAGATCAAGGTGGTTACGTACAAAGTAATTCTTCTGTAATTTATAGAGCCGGGCTTAACCACATATTTCAAAGCGGCGGTAGTTTTACAGAAAGTATGCGTATATTCTCAAACGGAAACATTTACATAGGGTCATCATCGTCTGACGCTGGGTATAAACTTGACGTTAATGGCACAACTAGAATTGGATCTGCTTTAACAGTTAATACCGATGGTGGATTTGGAATTGCAAGAACAGGCAATAATGCTGGATCAACAGTTGTTAATATAATTGGATCTTCGCAAAGTTCAACATCAGCTCAATTAAATTTAACACAGGTATGGAATGGAGTTTCGTATCCTGTAGTATTAAGAAATACATACAACACAACAGCTGGGGCAGCTTCAAGTGTATTTACTTTATCAACATCTCAATATAATGGGTCTATTGGGGGGGCTGAATTAACTGAAAGATTTAGAATTGACGGGAATACAGGTAACATAGGTATTGGGACAGCAAACACGCCGTCTGAAAAATTAACTCTTGACAGTGGTAATATTAAGTTAGGCACACAAGGTAGAGTTATATTTAATAGAGCTGATAATGCAATTTTCACTCAATTATATGACGCTGGCGCTTATTTTGTTTTAGATAATAGAAATGGAAATGGATTTGATTTTCAATCGGCTGGAACAAGTCATATGAGAATACTTCCTGACGGATCTACAAACAATAAAAGCGTAAAGACTCAATATGCTGCTGGATATTCAGATATAGGATCTACTTTCTATGTAGATTTTGTTGCGTACCAATCCAGTGTTTATAAAATAATGTCTGGAATAACGCACTGGAGCGCTGGGTATGGTGCGTATCTTGAAACTATACAATTTAATGATGCATATACAAATATATCCAATATAGTTATAGCCAACCACACTAGTGTAAACGGCGGTAGTTGGTCAATAAGTAGACCAAATAATTATACGATAAGAGTTACTCATAATGCGGGGACCTACGCAGCTTATGGTAACTGGTGGATTGAAGTTATAGGAACATAAAAAAATAATTATGATAGTAATATATAATAAAAGCAAAAAGGTGATTATGACTTGTTCTGCCTTAGAAAATATAAAAGCTTATATAGAAGACAATAAGTTAGAATATATAGAATCAAAAGAAAATATGGATCTAGTTAATTTTGAATATAAAATTATTAATGGAGAAATTATAAAGGGTGATCCAACTCAAAAGCCTGAAATCTTAGAATAAACAAACAAACAAAACAAATAATATGAAGAAAATTGAAGCAGTATCCATTTGGGATAACGGAACAGTACAACAAGCAACTATCTTAAATGCTTATGCAGTAAATGTATCATTAAATACATCCGCTACATTTTATTACTCTTTACTATCCAAAACAGAAGAAGGAAATGTAAGTACACAACTAGCTCAAGGGAACTTGACAATGTCTGGAGAAGACTATTCTCAATGGGATGCAGATACATTTGCATGGGATTGGATTGCTGAACAACTTAATCTTGTTATTACAGGAGAGTACGTTCCGCCAGTTTTATCAGAACCAACACCTATTGTCGAAGAAGTTATTGTTGAATAATGGCAAAAGCAAAAAACGAATCTATTAAGTTAGATAAGAAGAAAATAAGTAGACCTGGCGTGCATTCAAAATCCCAAACATCTACTTTGAAAGAATCTAAGAATTACAAAAAATCTTATAAAGGTCAAGGAAGATAATGAGCAATAGAGAAAAAGTAGATTTGTTTTTAAGCAAATGGGTTAGCAGAAAGTTAACGGTATTTGGCATAGCTTCCGTAGCTTTGTTTTCTGGAAGTATAGAAAGTAATGATTGGGTGGTAATAGCTACAGCTTATATATCGCTACAAGGAGTGACAGATATTGTGGAACGTATATATAAAATTAAGCATGAACAATAACGATCTGAAAATAGGAATTATAAACACCATATCAATGGCATTAAGTTTTTCAAATATTGAAAACACTTTAAAAATAGTGTTATTAGTATTCTCAATATTATATACCGGATTGAAAATATTCGAGACAATGAGAAATAAAAACAATAGCAAAGATATTTAATTAAATTAAAAACCAATGCAATTATCTAAAAACCTATCATTAGCCGAAATGATTATTAGTGCAGAGGCAAAAAGAAAAGGTATATCTAATATGCCAAGCGATGACCATTTAGCTAATATGAAAAAGTTAGCCATTAATATATTCCAACCTATTAGAGATCATTTTAAAGAGCCAATACATATATCTTCAGGTTATAGAAGCTTAGCCTTAAACAAAGCAATAAAAGGCGCTGCATCAAGTCAACACTGTTCAGGAGAAGCTATGGATATAGATATGGACGGTACAACAATATCAAATGCTCAAATTTTTGATTATATTAAAAAGAATTTAAACTTTGATCAATTAATATGGGAATTTGGTACAGATGCAAATCCTGATTGGGTGCATGTATCATACGAATCAACTGGTAAGCAAAGAAAACAAATACTTAAAGCAATAAAGAAAAATGGCAAAGCGTCTTATATTAATTATTAGTTTATTATTGTTTGTTTCTTGTGCATCAAGAAAGGTTGCAATAGTAAAAGAAGAAATTAAAACTGTTGTTGATAGTGTTGTAATTGTAAAAGTTGATGGTACTTATGTAAAAGAAAATAATGTAGTAACAGAGGATTGCGAAGAAGAAATAGAATACAAACCTTTAGATACATTGAAGCCAATGGTTATTGATGGTAAACAATACGTCAATACCATTATAAAGTTAAAAAAGAAAAAAAGTATTAAGGTAGACAAAACCAAAGTAACAAGCAAAGTATCTTCTGTAAAAAAGTTAAATGTAAAAAGAGAAGATTCTAAAAAGTTAATTAATAAAAAAATTGACAAAAAAGCAAACTACTGGATGTATCTTTGGTTTTTAATACCTGTAGCTATTATAATTGTTTTAGAAAAATACGGTAGGCCACTGTTTACCTTAAGCAGGTAAGATTATCGTAAAACATGTAATATATAAACTATATCAATTTAATCAAATAAAATTATGTCAGACGCTATAGTCAAAAATTTAAGCTTCGGAAAAGAAGCAAGCGACAAAGTGTTCGCTGGAATAGAAAAGCTAGCTAAAGCAGTTAGCTCTACGTTAGGGGCAAGCGGTAAGTGTGTTCTTTTAGAAGACGCTGCTGGAAGACCTGTAATTACAAAAGATGGTGTATCAGTTGCAGATTCAATTATTTTGTTAGATCCTGTTGAAAATATGGGTGCAACATTATTAAAAGAGGCAGCTAGAAAAACAGTTAGAGAAGCAGGAGATGGAACAACAACCGCTACAGTATTAGCGCATTCAATTTTAAAGAATGCTTATGCTGTTGAAAATCCTAATGCCAGAGAAATTAAAGAAGGAATCAATACAGGTATTGAAAATGTAATTAAGTACCTTGATAGCGTATCAATAAAGGTTGATGATAAAATGCTTGATCAAATAGCCACTATATCAACTAATAATGATCCTGAATTAGGTAAGTTAGTTGGAGATGCTTTCAGATCAGTAGGTAACACGGGAATTGTTATGATGGAAACATCAGTAGAGCCTGATTGTAGCTTACAAGTAGTTGAAGGTGTTCAATGTGATATGGGATTAACTAATACGCATTTCATTACCAATCAAAAAAATAAAACAGCAGAATTAGATAATCCATTAGTATTACTAGTTGAATCTCCAATTGAAAGCATAAGACAAATTCAATCAGTATTAGAGTTTGTTATAAAGAATAATAAATCATTACTTATTATTGCTGATTTAGATCAAACGGTATTGTCAGCATTGGCAATGAACAAATCAAAAGGTAACATAAAAGTAAACGTTATCAACGCGCCAACATACGGAATTAATAGAAAAGAGATCTTTGACGATCTTGCTTTATTGACAGGTGCTACATTAATAAACGAAGACTTAGGTGACGACTTAGATTTAATACAGCCAGAATTATTAGGTTCATGTATTAAGAGTGTTACAAACCACGAAGAGACTATCCTACACGTCGGTGAAACTAAGCCGGAAGTTTTGGAAATTATTGATGAAGTTAAAAAGTCATTGACTGAAAACTTACAAAGTAATACTGTAATTAAACTAGAAAAAAGATTAGCGCGTTTAACAGCTAAAATAGCTATTGTTAAAGTTGGAGCTAACTCAGAAATAGAATTAAAAGAAAAAGCAGATAGAATTGAAGATGCAATCTGCGCAACAAAAGCCGCTATTAAAGAAGGTATTGTTCCAGGAGGAGGTATTGCATTATTAAATGCATCATATAATGTAGACGCTAAAACATTAGGCGAAGAAATATTATTAGATTCAATTAGAGCACCATTTAATACTATATTAGAGAATGCTGGTATTGATGTTGTTTCATTAGATCCGGTATCTAAAACAGGTTATGGTCTTAATGTAATAACAAACAAGACTGTTAATATGATTGAAGCTGGTATTATTGATCCGTTATTAGTTACTAAAAGCGCTTTAAGAAATGCTGGATCAGTAGCTACAACAATTCTGTCAACTGATTGCGTAATCAATAATATGAGAATGTAATGAGAGCAGTAGGTAAGAATTTAGTTATACAAAAAATAAAAGAAGGTACAACTGCTACAAAAGGCGGTTTACTTCTAGCAGAAAGCCAGCGAGATGATATTAGATATATTGAAGGAAAAGTGCTTCATGTTGGTAGTGAAGTGGTTGGAGTTAAAGAACTCGATACTATATTTTATGATAGACATGCTGGGCATAAAATAGAATACAATAAAGAAACATACTATATTATCAAACTAACTGATGTAGTCGTTGTGTTATGATAAGGCTTGATGCTTCCGATGTTAAAGAACTTGGGTTATTAAAACATTATAGGATTATACGCAGATGGGCATGTAGGAACAATGATTTGACGGATGCTGATTTAGAATTGCTAATCTATTTTGATTGCATGGATTTCTTTACAAAACAAGATTATAAGATAGGTACTTATGCATATAGTTGGGACAATAAACGCTGGAACAATTTATTAAAAGAAGGTTGGATCGTGGTATGGAGACCCAGAAACCACACAACTCAAAAATATAATATATATAAAGTTTCATTCAAGTGTAAACAACTAATAAGCAAGATGTACCGTATAATGCTTGGTAAGGAAGATATACCAACAAGTAGTAGAAATACTATAATGAAAGGAAAAACATACACAGACACAGTAATGATTACTGCAATAGAAAATACTAACAAAGACAAAACAAGACACAGTTATGATAAATGACGTATACAACAACCAAGCGGTTGATATTATGGCGGGTGAACCTACTCCGGGAAACCCCGCAACTATGCAGCCAAACGGAATTAACCCACAGGCATTTACAAATCAAGGTGCAATAGACAGTATGTTTGGTCAAGCTAATCCGGGAACTTTCACAAGATCCGTAGGTATCAACCCTCCAGCCGGAGTTGCTCAATCAATTGTACCACCTTACGACTTAAACAACCAACAATTATGAAATTAGACGCAAGAAAACATCCAATGACTCCTTTTGATAAGGAAGCTGCTTTATCAGGAGTTGGAGCCAACGCTATTTGGGACGGTCCACTAGACACTACAGCTTTACCAAAAGGTATGGGATCAAGTAGCGGTAAAGATGGTATTATACTTAATAACATTAAACCACAATACAATGCTCAGCCAATTACGCAAAGAGCAAAACCTAAATTCTAGGCTATGTCTTTAGATATAGTAAAGAAAAATAGTAGCTCTCCTTTTCAACTACAAAGAAGTATGGTTGATCAAGGAGGAGCTGGAGGAGCATACGAATCAGGAGGGTATAATCCAGACGCAGTTTATAATAATGATGCAGCTAATGCAGCTGTTGAATCATTAGGCAAAGTTGTTGGAGCAGCCATATATGCAAAGAGCCAAGAGAAAAAAGAAAAAGATCCTAAGGTTGCTGAGCAGAATGCTATTAAATCGGAAGCAAGCAAAACCTTTAAAGTTAAGAAAGATTCCGAATTATTCAATGCTTCAAAGACATTTAAAAGCAATCAGCAAGCAACGGACGAAGTTGTTAGCAATTGGAATTCATCTAAAAAAATAACTAAAAAATAAAAGCATTATGGCAATTAAAAAGAAAATTGTAGAAAAAGCAACTGGAGAAAAATATGCATCTAAAGCTGCTATGGCTAAGCACGAAAAAAAAGAGTCTAAGTCAATGCAGAAAAAAGAAGCTATGAAAGGTAAGTCTCCTGCTAAAATGAAAAAATGCTAATATGGCATTTATAATGAAGGGATCTCCGTACAACGCGGTTAATACCCCTATTTATAGTGTTGATATGGATGATAACATTTTAGGTATGGCTCAGAATAATGGAACTATACTTGTAAACAAAAATGTTTCTCCATTAGAATTAAAGAAAAGCAAAACCGTAGAGCATGAGATGGTGCACATCGACCAAATGAAAAGGGGTGATTTAGATTATACTGATTCTCATGTTATATGGAAAGGCAAAAAATATGCAAGAGCATCTATGAAAGAAGGCAATAAGAAATTACCTTGGGAGATGGAAGCTTATAAAAAGCAGTAATTACACGTAATACTAATAATAAATAAAGACATAAAATGGCATTTACACAAAAACCAGGAAGAACTCCTTTCTTAAAAACAGGTAATGGTCTTCCGTCAGCATTAAGACAAATTAACGGTGAAGATAAAAAAGGTAACCCTAATGGTTATAATCCAAAAACATCTCCAGTGCCAAACGCTGAAAATAAAGGAGCATACGAAAAAACATTAGATAAAACTAAAACCAATATTTTTCTAAGAGGTGGCGATAAAAAAATCATCAAGTCTGCTAGAATTGGATCAAAAGATGCTGAAGCTATTGAAAACGAATACACTAAAGTAAAAGCTGATACTGAATCTAGAAGAAAAGAAAACTCAAACTTCTTGAATTCTAGAATGACTACTGGAGAAACTGCGGATAAAAATCTTAAGTCTCCAATGAAACAAAAGGTTAGCAAGAAAACCGCTTACGATATTAAAGAAGCAAGCAACCAAAAATTAAAGCCAGGCGCTAGAAAACATTACGCTGAGAATGCTCAAGCAGCAATGAAAAATAAAAAGAAATAAATTAATAAACAATTAAATTAAATAAAATGTCAGAAACAAAAAAGATTACAGCCGAACAATTAGAAACACTTGTTAAAACGCAAAGAGAACTTAACGAAATATTAGTGAACGTAGGGGTTTTAGAATCACAAAAGCACGGTTTATTACATCAGTTAGCTGAAGTTAATAAAACTAGCGAAGAATTCAAAGCTGAACTGCAAGAGCAATACGGATCTATCAATATTAACTTAGAGGATGGTTCTTATACATTGGCAGAGGAGAATAAAGAAGAGCCTGCTAAGCTTGACATAGTGTAATAATGGAAGCAGTTATTAGGAAGATAAGTATTGGTACGGACTATAAGAACGAGGCAATGCACTATTCCATCGGACAACAAGTGTACGGAGGTCATGAGATTGCTTATATAAAGTCAGATCAAATTGATTCTTCTTATAACATTTATATAAAAAAAGGAGACGAAGTTATGCCTTGGAAAAAATTTAATTCCAACATGGCCATCTCTGTGGAATACGATTTGGAATATTAATGAAAAGTGTATTTAATTTTATCGTTAAGCCTGTTGGTGAAAGATACGATAATAAAATTAAAGTAGGAGACAAAGAGCTTATACTAAATACTAAAATAGAAAGTTTTAAATCTGTGAATAACTTAGCGGAGGTAATATCTACCCCGCTAGCTTATTCAACTGACATAAAAGTTGGTGATATTATTGTTATACATCATAATGTTTTTAGAAGATTCTATGACATTAGAGGTAATCAAAAGAATAGTAGAGCTTTTTTTATGGATGATTTATACTTCTGTGATTTAGACCAAATTTATTTATATAAGTCTGATGACAAATGGAAGACATTTGGTGACAGATGTTTTATAAAGCCATTAAAAAATAATGACCATTTAAAGCTTGATAAAGAACAAAAGCTTATTGGTATATTAAAATACGGAAATAACTCCTTAGAAGCGATGAAAATCAACAAAGGAGATCTTGTAGGTTATACTCCTTATGGTGAATTTGATTTTATCATAGAAGGGGAGCGCCTTTATTGTATGAAATCTAATGATATTGTAATTAAGTATGAACGTAAAGGAGACGAAGCAATCTATAATCCAAGCTGGGCACAAAGCGGTTCTTGAATTAATCAAGGTTGCTGAAGAAGCTATTTTGGATAACGGTGAAGACGATTTGTCTGCCGATAAATTAAAAAATGCTGCGGCTACAAAAAAGCTAGCTATATTCGATGCTTTTGAAATATTAAGTCGCATTGAAGAAGAAGAAAAACTATTAGCAGAAGTAGATAAAGAAGCGGATACTAAAGTTTTTAAAGGGTTTGCAGAAGGGAGATCTAAATAATGTACGAGCAAACACTATATAAGATAATACCGGACTATATAAAGTCTAGTGTTATTAAACAGAATAATCGCTTAAATAAGTGGAAATATGGATACAATAAAGACCATGATGTGGTTGTTATTAGTAAAACTGGAAAGATTGGTGAAGTCATTGAAATCCAGAATTTAAAGATAGCATTGCCATTAGCGGAGAACGCGTATTCAAGATCTGCTAAAAAAGAAGAACAGTATTGGGAGCAAATGGACTACCCAAAAGAAATAAGTAAAATAAAAAGCACATTCGATTGGAATAAGCAACCAGATTCTTTTAAAGATAGATGGTATGATTACATCGACAGTGAGTTTAAATATAGAGAAGAAGGTTTATTCTTCTACAACAATGGAGCTCCAACTTATATAACAGGTACACATTATATGTATTTGCAGTGGAGCAAGATTGATATTGGAGCACCCGATTATAGAGAATCGAATAGATTATTCTTTATATTCTGGGAAGCTTGTAAAGCCGATGTAAGATGTTACGGAATGTGCTATTTAAAGAATAGACGTTCTGGATTTTCATTTATGTCATCTGCTGAGTTGGTTAATCAAGCAACTATATCTAGTGATTCCAGATTTGGTATATTATCAAAGTCTGGAGCTGATGCCAAGAAAATGTTTACAGACAAGGTTGTACCTATATCTATTAATTATCCGTTCTTTTTCAAACCTATCCAGGACGGTATGGATAGACCTAAAACAGAATTAGCATATAGAATACCAGCATCTAAATTAACAAGAAAGAAGTTAGATTCTAACGACAAAGTTGAAGAGATGGATGGCTTGGATACAACTATTGACTGGAAAAACACAGGAGATAACAGTTATGATGGTGAAAAATTAAAACTGTTAGTTCATGATGAGAGTGGGAAATGGGAAAAACCAGATAATATATTAAATAACTGGCGCGTTACAAAAACGTGTTTACGTTTAGGATCAAGAGTTATTGGTAAATGTATGATGGGTTCTACCTCGAATGCTTTGGACAAAGGAGGAGAGAATTTTAAAACACTTTATTACAATTCAGATGTTACGAAAAGAAACCGCAATGGACAGACTAGTTCAGGATTATATAGTTTGTTCATACCTATGGAATGGTCGTACGAGGGATTCATTGATACTTATGGCTTACCTGTCTTCGACACTCCAGAAAAACCAATCAAAGGTGTTGACGGAAACGAAATAGAATACGGTGTTATTGAACACTGGCAAAATGAGGTAGATGGTTTAAAGTCTGATCAAGACGGATTAAACGAATACTATCGTCAGTTCCCAAGAACAGAGCAACATGCATTTCGTGACGAAACAAAACAATCTTTATTCAATCTTACAAAGATCTATGAACAAATAGATTACAATGAAGATTTACGTAATACAGAGGTTATTACAAGAGGTAGTTTTCAATGGGAAAACGGTATACCTGACACAAGAGTTATATTCTATCCTAATAAAGACGGAAGATTCCTAGTTTCTTGGATTCCGCCATATCACCTACAAAATAATGTTATTATTAAGAATGGGATAAAATATCCTGGCAACGAGCACTTAGGCGCGTTTGGATGTGACCCTTATGATATATCGGGTACAGTAGATGGAAAAGGATCTAATGGAGCATTAAGCGGACTTACTAAGTTTTCAATGGATGATGTTCCACCTAATACATTCTTTTTAGAATACATTGCTAGGCCACAAACAGCTGAGATATTTTTTGAAGAAGTTTTGATGGCATGCATATTTTATGGTATGCCAATACTAGCAGAAAATAACAAACCAAGATTACTATTTCATTTTAAAAGAAGAGGTTACAGAGGATTTTCTATGAACAGACCTGATAAGGTTTGGAATAAACTATCTATAACAGAAAAGGATATTGGAGGAATACCAAACTCAAGTGAAGACATAAAGCAAGCTCACGCTGCTGCAATTGAATCTTACATAGAAGATTTTGTTGGTTTCACTGAAAATGGTTATGGTAACATGTATTTCAATAAAACTTTAAATGATTGGTCTAGGTTTAATATAAATGATCGAACAAAATATGATGCGGCTATTAGTTCAGGGTTAGCTATAATGGCGTGTAATAGAAATAGATATGTGCCAACAGCTCCTGTAAATAGACAGACATACAACTTAGGAATTAAAAAATACGACAATACAGGTTCTTTATCAAAAATATACTAAATGAATATATACACAAATACAAATAGCGCTTTTCCAAGTCAGGTAGTACCAGACGCAGTTAAGGCTTCTGAAGAATATGGCTTACAGGTATCACGTGCTATAGAGCAAGAGTGGTTTGACCAAGGCCGTACTACTCAGAACAGGTATTTATCTAATTGGAATAATTTCCACCAATTAAGGTTATATGCTAGAGGAGAGCAGTCTGTACAAAAATATAAAGATGAATTAGCCACAAATGGTGATATTTCATATTTAAACTTAGATTGGAAACCAGTTCCTATTGTGTCTAAATTCGTGGACATCGTTGTTAATGGTATGTCTCAAAAAGGTTACGATATAAAAGCTTACGCTCAAGATCCAGAATCTTTAAAATCTAAAACAAATTACGCACAGTCAATCTTGCGTGATATGTATGCTCAAGATCTTATTGCAAAAGCAAATGAACTTACAGGAGAAAACTTACAGAACTCACCCTTAGCTAAAGACGAATTGCCTGAAACTAAAGAAGAGTTAGAATTGCACATGCAACTTAGTTACAAGCAGTCGGTTGAGATTGCTGAAGAAGAGGCTATCAATAATACATTGGCTCAAAACAAATGGGACGAGACAAGACGTAGATTAAACTACGACTTAGCTGTACTAGGTATCGCTTGTGCTAAAACAAACTTTAACGTGAGTGAAGGTATTAAAACAGAATATGTTGATCCAGCTTACTTAGTTTACTCTTACACAGAAGATCCAAACTTTGAAGACATATATTATGTTGGGGAAGTTAAAGCTGTTACAATACCAGAATTAAAAATGCAATTTCCTCATTTATCAGAAGAGGAATTATATAAGATTCAACAAATGCCCGGCAACAGACAGTATATAACTGGATGGGGCAATTATGACGAAAATACTGTTCAAGTATTATACTTTGAGTATAAAACTTATATGAACCAAGTATTTAAAATAAAATACGGTGAAAACGGGATGGAGAAGGTAATTGAAAAGACCGACGATTTCAATCCACCGCCAAGTGACAAATTTGATAGAGTATCTAGAACAATTGAAGTATTATATACAGGAGCAAAAATCTTGGGTACTAATACAATGTTGGAGTGGAAGCTATCTGAAAATATGTCTAGGCCTTTTGCTAATATGACTAAGGTCGAAATGAATTATGTTATCACGGCGCCTAGAATGTACAAAGGAAGAATTGATTCCCTTGTTAATAAGATTACTGGGTTTGCCGATATGATTCAATTAACTCACTTGAAGTTACAACAAGTAATGTCAAAAATGGTACCAGATGGTGTCTTTGTTGATGTTGATGGTTTAGCTGAAGTTGATTTAGGTAATGGCACAAACTACAATCCAGCGGAAGCATTGAATATGTATTTCCAAACCGGTAGTATCATTGGTAGATCATTATCTCAAGATGGAGGAATGAATCCTGGTAAAGTGCCTATTCAAGAGCTTAGTAGTTCATCTGGTCAAGCTAAGATTGCATCGCTTATACAAACTTACCAATACTATTTGCAATTGATAAGAGATGTTACGGGACTTAATGAAGCACGCGACGGAAGCATGGCTGATAAAGATACGCTTGTAGGATTGCAAAAGATGGCTGCTAACGCATCAAATACCGCTACTAGACATATATTACAGTCTAGCCTTTATTTGACTCTTAGAACGTGTGAAAACATATCTCTTAGAATTGCGGATTGTCTTGATTATCCTTTATTAGCTAAAGTATTAGAAGAGAGCATTACTACATATAATGTGGAAACATTAAAAGAGATTAAATATTTAAACCTTTATGAGTTTGGTATTTATTTAGAGTTAGAACCAGACGAAGAAGAAAAAGCGTTGCTTGAACAAAACATTCAAGTTGCTCTTCAAACTGGAGGTATTGATTTAGACGATGCTATTGATATCCGTCAAATCAAAAACTTAAAGTTAGCTAACCAAACTCTTAAGTACAGAAAGAAAAAGAAACAAGCTGCCGCGCAAGCTGCTCAAATGGCTAACATTCAAGCACAAGCGCAATCAAATCAAGAGACAGCAGAAAAAGCTGCATTATTTGAAGTACAAAAGCAACAAGCGTTAACTCAAGAAACAGTTAATGTGGAGCAAGCTAAGTCTCAGTTTGAAATACAAAGAATGCAAACAGAAGCTGAAATTAAGAAACAGCTTATGGAATTACAGTATCAATACGATATGCAGTTAGCACAAATCAAAGCGCAAACAATTGATAAAAATTTACAAGCTGCTGAAGATAGAAAAGATGCTAGAACAAAAATACAAGCTACACAGCAATCAGAATTAATAGATCAACGTAAAAACAATTCGTTACCTAAAGATTTTGAAACACAAGATGATGGCTTTTCAGGAGATCTAAATGCAATGTTAGGAATGTAATACCATTATTAACCAATTTTATATTATTATATCATGTCAGAAGTAGTTAAACAAGAAGGCGACTTTAAAATGCCAAAGCCAAAAAAACCTAGAAATTTAAATAAGCAACCAGAGGTTACAAAAGTTGACTTAGCTGAAAAGAAGGTTGAACAAGAAGTTACAAAAGTAATTATACCTAATACCGAAGCAGATGCCGTTCAAGAACAAAGCACAACAGAAAGCGTGTTACACACAGAACAACCCGAATTGGGATTGCAAGAAGTGGAGCAAGGAAACGAAGGGACCTTTGAAAATGTTATTGAAGAAATATCAAGCGAAGAGGTAGACACTAAAGCAATTGAACAAGAGGTAGCTCATCATGTGCAAGAACAAATCAATACTGGTAAACCATTACCAGAAAATATTGAGAAGCTTGTTAGCTTTATGGAAGAGACCGGAGGTACTATCGAGGATTATGCTAGATTAAACATCGACTATAATTCAATAAATAGCGAAACGTTGCTTAGAGAATACTATAAAAAATCAAGACCGCATTTAGACTTAGAGGAAATACAATTCCTTATGGAGGACGAATTTAGTTATGATGAAGAATTAGATGATGAGCGAGACATCAGAAAGAAAAAACTCGCATTTAAAGAGGAGGTTGCAAAAGCAAAATACTTTTTGGAAGATCTTAAGAATAAATATTACGACGAAATCAAGTTGAGACCGGGCGTATCTAAAGAACAACAAGAGGCATTTGAATTTTTTAACCGATACAAGAAGGACGAAGAGCAGAATGCTGCAAAACACGCAAGGTTTAAACAGAATACTAAAAGCTTATTTAACAATGAATTCAAAGGTTTTGAATATAGTGTTGGAGAAAAAAGATTTAGATATGGAGTACAAAACCATGAGCAAGTTGCAGAGAAGCAATCAGACATTAGCAATTTCTTAGGGAAGTTCCTAGATAAAGAAGGTAATATTGCTGATACATCTGGTTACCACAAAGCTCTTTACACCGCAATGAACGCAGATAAAATTGCACAACACTTTTACGAACAAGGAAAAGCGGATGCAGTTAAAGAAGTGGTTAGCAGTTCTAAGAATCAAGCATCAACACAGCCAAGACAAGCTCCTGGGGATGTTTTTGTAAACGGTTTAAAAGTTAAAGCTATCAGCGGTTTTGATTCTTCTAAATTAAGAATACAAACAAAAAAATTTTAAACATTAAACATTAAAAACTATGGCAGCAATTAGCCCGGCATTCGGTTCGATTAAACCGAGTCAAAAACAACAAGCGTTAGAAACTAACTACTTAAACTTTACAGATGGTAGTGGTAATGATTTCGCACAGCAATATTTACCAGAAATCTACGAAGCTGAAGTAGAGCGTTACGGAAACAGAACTTTATCTGGATTCTTACGTATGGTAGGGGCAGAGATGCCAATGTCTTCTGATCAAGTAGTTTGGTCTGAACAAAATAGATTACACATTGCTTACAAAGATGTATCTTGTGCTTCTGCTACAACTTTAACTTTTACAGTTGGTGGATCAGGTGCTAACTTTGTAGAGAATGTTATCTCAGTAGGACAAACTTTAGTAGTTATGAGCCCGTCAACAGGTAAAGAACTTAAAGTTTATGTTACAGCTTCTACAACTGCTTCTACAACTGCTACAGTTACAGTTAAGCCTTATACTCAATTAGATTTGACTACAGGTGCTGGAAACGTTGTTAACTTTGCTTCTGCTACAAACCTTAAAATCTTTGTTTACGGTTCTGAATTCAAAAAAGGAACTACAGATGCTTCTTTAAACTCTGTTACTCCTTCTTTTACTCAGTACTCTAACTCTCCAATCATCATCAAATCTAAATATGCTATCAATGGTTCTGATACTGCTCAGATCGGATGGGTTGAAGTTGCTACTGAAGATGGAACAAGTGGATACTTATGGTATTTGAAAGCTGAAGCTGAAACAAGATTACGTTTCGAAGATTACTTAGAAATGTCAGTTATTGAAGGTGAATTAGTTTCTGGAGGTTCTACTTTAGGATCAGGAAATGGATTGAAAGGTACTGAAGGTTTATTTGCTGCTGTTAAAAGTAGAGGTAACGTTGTAAACAATTTCTCTGCTTCTTCTGGATTAGCTGATTTTGATTCAATCTTGAAAAACTTGGATACTCAAGGAGCTATTGAAGAAAACATGTTCTTCTTGAACCGCGCTACTTCTCTTGACTTTGACGATATGTTAGCTTCTTTATCTGCTGGTTCCGCTGGTGGTGTTGCTTACGGATTGTTTGAAAACTCTGAGCAAATGGCTTTGAACTTAGGATTCTCTGGATTCCGTCGTGGATCTTATGATTTCTACAAAACTGATTGGAAATATTTGAATGATGCATCTACTCGTGGAGGTATGGCTAATACTGCAATTGACGGTATCCTTATTCCTGCTGGAACATCTACAGTATACGATCAACAATTAGGAACTAACATCCGTCGTCCATTCTTACACGTTCGTTATAGAGCTAACCAAGCTGATGACAGACGTATGAAAAACTGGATCACTGGATCTGTTGGAGGTGCTTACACTTCTGATCTTGATGCAATGGAGGTACACTTCTTGTCTGAAAGATGTTTAGTTACTCAAGGTGCAAACAACTTCGTATTGTTTACAGCTTCTGTATAATTCTTTGGTGATATTACCCTCGTTGAAACTACGGGGGTAATTATTACCTTTTTAAAAAAATTATTAAATTATATTATATTATGGCAATTGCAAAAAAAGAAAATGCACCGATGAGTGCAAAAGTAGATAACACAACTCAGGACGTTGATATGGTTAATGAAATAGAAGTTAACGAAAAAGTTGAAGTTACCACTAAAAAAGAACAAGCATATAAAGAAGTTAAACCTTCTAAACCAGCATGGGAAATTAAAGATAGAACTTATGTTATAGCTGATAGTCATGCTCCACTAACGTATACCCTTCAAAGTAAACACACTGCTAGATACCCATTAATTTGGGTTGACAAAGTAACAGGAGAACAAGAAGAGTTACGATATGCTACAAATCAAAATTCCCCGTTAGTTAGCCAACAAAAAGGTCAGGTAACTTTGGGACATATTATGTTTGAGAACGGTGTATTAAACGTTCCAAAAGAAAAACAAAATTTGCAAAAATTACTTTCATTATACCATCCAGGACTTGGTGCTAAATACACAGAGTTTGATCCTACGGCTGAAGCTGAAGATGATTTAGATTGGTTAGAATTAGAAGTAGACGCTATGAGAATGGCTTTTGAAATGGATATAGACGAAGCTGAAGCTATTGTTAGAGTAGAAGTTGGATCTAGAGTTAATAAGATGAGCTCTAAAGAAATAAAAAGAGACTTACTATTGTTTGCTAAAAGAAATCCAGCATTATTCGTAGAGCTTGCAAATGATGATAACGTACAGCTTAGAAACTTAGCTATTAGAGCTACCGAAGCAAATATTATAACTTTATCACAAGACCAAAGAACTTTTTCTTGGACTGAGAATGATAGAAAATTAATGACAGTGCCATTTGATGAAAATCCATACTCAGCAATGGCGGCTTTCTTTAAGACAGATGAAGGTGTTCAAGTCTTTAGGTCTATAGAGAAAAAACTTAAATAATACGTAATATTAATATATAGGCGGTTATTGTACTTAAAACTGCAATAACTGCCTAAATATTATAATAAATACAACAGATGGCAATAAATGTAGATACAGTTTACAAAACAGTTTTATCGATATTAAATAAGGAGCAACGTGGCTACATGACTCCCCAAGAATTCAATAAAACAGCAACACAAGTACAACTTGAAATATTCGAACAATATTTTGATGACTTAAATCAACAACTCCGCGCACCTCAAAGTGACCAGGATTATGCTGATAGAGTTGCAAATATTGAAGAGAAGATGTCTATATTTGAAACCACAGGTTTATGTACATATACAGCAAATAGTGCAGGCGGATATTTTTCTTTGCCTACAACTGATGCGTATGGAGTAACATATTCACCGTATAGATTGGGCTCTTTAGCTTATAGAAATGTATACGGCACTAGCATAGGGCCTTTGGAAGAGTTACAGAGATCGGAATTTTATTATATACAGAATTCTAGATTAACAGCATCGACATTAAAGAACCCGACTTTCTTAAGAGAATCAAATAGAATAGTAGTAGCTCCAAGCTCTATTATAACCAATATAACAGCAAACTATATTAGAAAACCATTAGATCCTGTTTGGGGTTTTACCGTTGGATCTAGAGGTCAATATATTTACAACCCAGCAGCATACGTTCCAGGAACACCAGCTACAGGTTCAAGAAACTTTGAATTGCACGAGTCAGAACAAACAAGAGTTATAATCAAGATATTAATGTACGCAGGTATAATAATAAAAGATCCACAAATTGTTCAAGCGGCTGCTCAGCAATCACAATTAGAAGATATAAACTCTAAAAGCTAAATAGACTATGCCGATGCCTAATGGTGGTTTAATTACCGAAACAAACAGACAATACTACGAAGGAGCCCAAGGGTTTATAGCTGACGGAACTCAAAAAACATTTACAACTACATTTGATACCAATTTAATATTTGGTTCTTACAATCCAAACGAAACTAATTATGCTTTAAATAACTTTAAGTTATATGTAAGCCCTAATGGTTACGCAGAAACTTGGACAGAATATACATCTGCTTATTCGATAGTTGGTAACACAATAACCACAGTAGCAACATTACCAGCCGGTACAAACGTAGTGGTTCAATTAAAAGTGTTAAGCGGTGGTAATTACGGAACACCTTCTTTACCAGGCAGTTATGCTTACGGTAATACAACAGAAGATAACTACGGATCATACGCTTATATAACATTAGATGAGATTGTTAATAATTTTATGATTGCTTATGTTGGTAATGGTAAACTTGTTAGCTCTGCAAAAAAAACAGATGTAATATTCCACGCAAAACGTAGCCTACAAGAATTCAGTTACGACGTTTTAAAAAGCGTAAAATCCCAAGAGCTAACCGTACCGCCAAATTTAAGTATTGTTATACCTCAGGATTACGTTAACTATGTACGTATGTCATGGATAGATTGGCACGGTGTTAAACATATTATATACCCAAGTAATAATATTACAATAGACCCTTCTGAAACGCCTGTACAAGATGACTTAGGTGTTCCAGTTCAAGATGATTTCAATTCAAACATCGAGGGTACTTCAATAACAGAGGAAAGATGGGATACTCATAATGGGGGTCTTGAGTCTTATGACTTAGGAGCATTTGTTGGGGATTGGAGAAACGGAGATCAATGGGTTCAGAGTGCTTGGTATGGCAGAAAATACGGACTAGATCCGCAATTTGCTAATATGAATGGTTACTTTACTATTAATGATCGTGAAGGTAAAATATCTTTTAGTAGTAATTTAGTACATAGACTTATAGTATTAGAATACATATCTGATGGATTAGCTTATGAAATGGATTCAAAGGTTCCTAAGATGGCTGAAGAAGCTATGTATTCTTACATCTTACACGCTATTATAGCAACCAAAGCTAATCAACCAGAATACTTGGTACAACGTCTTAAACAAGAGAAAAACGCTAAATTAAGAAATGCTAAGATAAGATTATCTAATATTAAATTAGAAGAAATAACTCAAGTTTTAAGAGGTCAGTCTAAGTGGATTAAACACTAATTATATGATAGAAATTAAAAATAATTTTCTAGCATCTAAAATGAATAAAGACATTGACGATAGGCTATTACCAAAAAACCAATATAGGAATGCGGTAAATCTTGAAATCAATAGATCTGAAAATTCAGATGCGGGAACAGTACAAAATATATTAGGTAATGTCTTGGCGTTGAATGGTAACTTTAGAAGCATCACAAACACTAATGACTTAGACTGTATAGGTGCTTACGCGGATCCATCGAATGATACATTGTATATATTCTTGACAAACAATGTTAATAGTAATTACAATAAGCTTGCTAAGAATTTTATATATTCTTATAATGCGCTTGCACAGCAATCTACATTATTAGTTCAAGGTGCTTTTTTAAACTTTTCAAAAAATTCACCAGTAATTGGTATCAACGTATTAGAAAACTTTTTATTCTGGACGGATAATAGAAATCAACCCAGAAAAATAAACATTACAAAAGCTTTAGCAAATTCAGCATATTATACCATAGAGGAACAAATATCTGTAGCAAAGCCAAACCCATTGCAACCACCATTCTTATATAAAGAAAGTACAAAAACCGGTTCACCATCAGCACCTAAGTACGAAACTACAATGTACAATGTTGCTGACGCTCTATTGCCTACTGGGCAAACCAATCCATACTATGATGCAGATTATATTGGAGACGCTGCTTATCTTGAAGACAAGTTTGTTAGATTTAGTTATAGATACAAATTTGAGGACGGCGAGTATTCAATTATTGCGCCATTCACACAAATAGCATATATACCAAGACAAGATGGATACTTTATGTATACACCGCCAGCATCACCAGGTGGAGAACCTGTAAAAGATGACGAAACAGCCGCGTATAGATCTACTATTGTAAACTTTATGCAGAACAAAGTTGATCAAGTAAAATTACAAATTGATCTACCGACACCTGCTAATCAATTGCTTTCTACGCTTAAAATAGCTGAAATAGAAATACTATATAAGGATGCAAACGAAGTAGCGGTAAGTGTTATAGATTCTATATCTACCACATCGTTCACTACTGGTACTACAGTATACGAATACGTATATGATTCCAAAAAACCATATAAGACATTACCAACAAAGGATCTAATCCGTGTTAATGATATAGTTCCAATAAAAGCATTAGGGCAAGAAATTATAAGCAATAGAGTTGTTTATAGTAATTACCAGAACAAAGCATCATATCCAAAGTATCTTAATTATAACGTTGGGGTTGGTAATAAAAGTTCTTTTATAAACAGAACTAGTAGAACTAGTAAAATAGAATATCCAAATCATTCCGTAAAACAGAATAGAAATTATCAAGTTGGTATTATACTTGGTGACAAGTTTGGTAGAGAGTCAGGCGTTATATTGTCTGACGCTATTACATCTATTGACGCAAGACAGTTTGGAGCATCATCTTTATATTTTGGATATAGAGATGCAACAAAAACAGCTCCTTCTAATTATCCTGGATCTGCGTTAAAAGTTCTTTTTAATAACAAGATTGATAATGGACCAGCCGGATGGCCTGGTTTGTATAATGGTGATCCAACTAGTGATAACTATAATCCACTTGGTTGGTATTCATATAAGATTGTTGTAAAACAAACGGAACAGGATTACTACAATGTATACTTGCCCGGGTTTATGGCAGCATACCCAGACAACCAAACATTAGAGCTAGGTAAGACGTCGCACATAGTATTAATTAACGACAATATAAACAAAGTACCAAGAGACTTAACGGAGGTTGGACCTGCTCAATTGCAATTTAGAAGTAGTGCGGTTTTATATCCTAGAGTAAATAATAATACTGCAGCGTATAATAACCAACAGTTTTACCCAGGTAATACATATTCATTAGCTAGCACAATTGCGACTAATAATTCTTTGTTTTTTCCTAATAACGTTTTGCCTACCTCTCCAAATGCTGGATTTAATCAATTTTATCAATTAAATTCAGATCCGCTTATAGCTAGGCTAGCAACACCATCATTACTTGGAGTAATATCTACAAGCAATGTTATAAATTTATCTGTTGCAGAAACAAAGCCGTTTGATTCTAAATTAGATATATATTGGGAGACTTCAACTTGTGGTATTATATCAGAGTTAAACACTTTAATAGACCAAGGCGTTGCGGGGGCAACAGAGATGACTAGTGAAACAGGTGTGCTATTAGAAAGTAAACCTAATACTTCGTCTACGCAGGTTATTAACAGCATGCGTTTTTACGATGACTTAGGTAACCCTGTTTTATTAAGTGATGAAGAGGTAGAATTAACATCAGTCGTTAATGCTGCTGGTGATAATATAACAAGCAAGTTTGCGTTACAAAACACAGCTACAGATGGTGTATTTCAAATTATAGCTAATACATCAAGTTATTTTACTTATCAATTGCCACTTACAAAAAATCAATATAAGTTCAATGTAAGGAGTAGTAGTGGTATACCTTTAGAAGTTGTGGATTACGAAGTTGATATGACACTTACAAATGTTGTACCAACAATAACATATCCGGCTTCTGGAACAGTATTTACTTTTAATGAAGATATAGGCACACAAATAGTTACAACATTCTCCGGAGTAAACGGATCAGCAGATACTGCTAATAACCAATTAGACTTAAGTTGGTCTTTGGTTGGCGCGGACTCAAACTTTTCAATATCTAGCGGAGGTGTATTAACTGCCAATACAAACGGATTAGCTCCTAATGATTATAGTGTAACAGTTAGATTATCTGATGCTGGAGCATCGGTTACAAGATCAATTACAGTTAGGATAGCAGAGGTTCCGGCTTTATATATGTTGTCTGGTGGATCTAGCGGAGCTTCATTTACATATTATGATGCAACCAATACAGCACAATATGCTGAATTAGGACCTGGAGTTACAATAGCTAGATGTATGTTTGGTTCATCAAAACCAGCATCTGCAACATATATAAGTCCTTGTACTACTATTCCAACGGGATGTGCGATATTCACATTAAGCGGTGGATCAAGCGGAAGATCATTTACATTTACGCCAATTGGAGAATCGGTTACAACATTAAATGTTCCAGCGAATGCATCGACAACATTAAGAATACAAACACCGTATAATACGATTGGAGCATTACAAAAAACAGGTACAGTACAAGGCGGAGAAACCTGCCCTACTAACGCTGACTATGCTAGATCTGATTATTCATTATTCGATTATTTCACTTAAAAATATAAAAAAATGACAAGAGCACAAGTAGAAAATTCAATAAACATTAACTTAGCTAGCGGGAGTAACATCCTAGCTAGCGAGCATAGACAAGTTGAAAACGATATATTAGACTATATAGACACGCAAATTTTAGATGTTAGAAGTCAAAATAAATTAAAATTTATACATTCAGTTCCGGTTCAAATACCAGGACAGCCAACCGGGGATGTTCCGGCTTCCGGTGGATCACAGGTTATTACATTCCCAGGCAGTATTGTATTACCAAATGTTGATTATATTGTTGTTGGAACATTAGGGGTTTCGTCTGGAAGTACTAATCTTGATCAAGACACTACTGTATTGTTTACAATATCAGCTAAAGGATTGGATCAAATTAGTGTTACGTATCACGAAACAGATTCTTATGCTCAGCATTTGTACTTCCAATTTGCCGTATTCCAAAACTAGATTATTTTATTGCACGGGTGTCTATTAGATTAGGCATCCGTGTTGTAAACCAAGTTATAAATAAGTAATAATAAAAGTATGGCAGCAGTAGTAGAAGTTAAATATTTTAATACCTTTTTGTTAAAAAAAGTATTTGCAAATGGAGATACACCAGTTTTTGGTGGTTCGTTTGGCGTACCTGCTCCATTGAATGGTAGTTGGCCAGCTCCTGGAATGACTTTAAGCGTAGCAAAGGAATGGCTTATAGAAGAATCTAGAATACAAGGAGGATATAATAATTCATCAGTAGATTTTGGAGCAAAAGCATATATTGTTGAAGATGATAATGTATCGTCAATAAGGGATAGCTCGTTAATATATTCTGGAATATTTAATTCTAGAACAGGCATTAATAATACCAATGTATTCTCAGCGGGCGAGGAAATAACAAAAAGCGTTGATCCAGCTAATGGATCTATACAAAGACTTTACGCAGAAGACACTAACTTAATAATACTACAAGAAAATAAAGTTAGTAGAGCATTGATAGACAAAGATGCAATATACTCAGCAGAAGGAGAAGGAACAGTTACATCATCAACCGCTGTAATTGGGCAGGTTCAAGCTTATGCCGGTAACTATGGCATTAGTAAGGACCCTGAGAGTTTTGCTGTTTATGGCTATCGAAAATACTTTACAGACAGATATAGAAATGCGGTTATAAGATTATCTCAAGATGGTATAACTGAAATATCACAGTATGGTATGACTGACTGGTTTAGAGATGAGTTTGCTAGTATAGATGCTCCTGGATTACCAGGAAAAGTTATTGGTGGTTGGGATGTTTATAATAAAGAATATGTATTATCTTTACAACCAAATATAAATAACACAGAAGACGCAGCATATCACACATTGTCGTTTAGTGAAGATGCACAGGGGTTCCCTGCGTTTTTTACGTATAAACCTTCGCAAATAATAAGCTTAAAAAATAAGTTTTATACTTTACATAACGGAGCACTTTGGAGACATTATAATGAAGCTCCTAATACAAGATGTAATTTTTACGGCGTGCAATATGATTGCAGCGTTCAATTTATATTCAACGATAATCCAAGCAATGTTAAAATATTTAAAACCGCAAATTACGAAGGTAGTAATGGATGGCAAATAGATACATTTGTTTCTGATCTTACAGGTAAAGATTACTTAGCTAGCACTAATAGTTATGTTAATTCATACGACGCAGTTGGTATAAAGAATAATAACACTAGTCCTGCTGTATTTAGTTATACTGCTGGGGCTTATGATGATTATGGTAATTCATATCCATCAACGTTATATCCTCCGATAAACAGAGCTGGGTTTGACAGAAAAGAAAATAAATATATGGCTGTTCTAATAAATAAAAGTGAGCCAAACCAAGAAGAGATTTCGTGGGGTGAAGATATATCCGGAATTAAAGGATACTTTGCTACTGTTACAATGTCTCTTGATGGGGTTACAGATGTTGGAGGAGCAAAAGAATTGTTTTCTGTTTCAACAGGATGTGATTACTCAACATATTAAATTAAATTAAATTAAATGGAATTACAAGCAAGAACACTTAAAGAATCAGATTGGGAAACAATGCAGTCATGGTGGAAAGCCTGGGGCTGGCCTGAGATGAGTAAAGATTTGATGCCACTAAATGGGTTAGGCGGATTAATGATTGAGAAGGAAGGTAAAGCAATAGCCTCTGGCTTTTTGTATTTAACAAATTCAAAGGTTGCATGGACAGAATGGATTGTATCCGATCCTGAATATAGACAAGAAGATAGAGTTGATGCTTTGACTATGCTTGTTAGTGGATTGGAAGAAATCGCCGTTGCTGCTGGTTATCAAATAATATTAAGTGTTGGTAGAAATAAAGGTTTATTGAATATACATAAAGAATTAGGATACACGGTTGATGATTCTCCGTCGTATGAAATATCGAAAAAAATAGCATAATATGGCAGTAGTAGCAGCAATAGGAGCAGGCGTGGCGGTTGCAGGCGGACTAATATCCGCTAATCAATCTAAACAAGCCGCAAAAGGTTTTGCAAATGATGCAAAGCGTAAAGAATGGGAACTTCAGGAATTAAAGAATAAGAGACAGGCTATCCCTAATCCTTACGAAAATGTAAAGGATCTTAGCTCTATTGCTACAGATACAAGTTTACTAGCCAAAGACCTAAGCGGAATGGTAACTGACCTAAGCGGCATTAATAAAGATGTTAGCGGTATGGCTACTAATCTTAGCGGTATGATTACTAATCCATACGAAAGTATTGGTGTTGCTACTCAAGCAGCTGAGATGCAAATTGAAGAAGCTGATATATCATTAGCTAATACATTAGATACTTTAAGAGCGACTGGTTCAGGCGCAGGAGGAGCTACTGCATTAGCACAGGCTGCATTACAGAGCAAAAAAGGTGTTGCTGCTAGTATAGAGTCACAAGAAGCAGCTAATGAGAAACTAAAAGCTCAAGGGCGTGCTGAAATGCAACAAGCAAAAATGGCTGAAGCTCAGAGAGTGCAAAACTTACAAATGAGCGAAGCGCAAAGATTGCAGAGCGGTCAGTTTAGCGAAGCTCAAAGAGTTCAGATGGCTGGAGTTAGCGAGGCTGGCAGATTACAAAATTTACAGATGTCAGAAGCAGAAAGGCTGCAGGGTATTAAGCTGAATGAAGCAGCTAGATTGCAACAAGCGGAAATCGAAGGAACTAAATTCCAATATGGCGAACAAGAATCTAGGGATATAGCAGAATTAAATAGAATATCAGGACAACAAGCTCAAGCGCAAGCTAATCAGGCAGCGGCAAAACAATCTCAAAATTCAGCATATGGATCTATAGCAAGTGGGCTAGGAAGTATTGCTGGAGGCGTTTTAGCCGGAGGTTATGCAGGTAAAAAATAAGCCAAGTAAATTAAAAAATATAGATAATGGGGTATTACGAAAATCCACCGATAATTAATATGAATCCAGGAGCAGATAAAATTGCCTCTGGATTTGCAAGCGCTGCTAATTCTATAGCTGAAGCCTTAATAAAAAGAGGCGATAGACTAAGAGAAGAGGAAAAAGAGGAGAAACTAACAATAAAAAAACTACAGGAGGAAAAAAATAAAGTAGACCTTTACTATAATGACCATATGTCAAACTTTAGTAAAGATCAACCTCAAGGTAATCCTATATCTGAGCAATCAAAAGCTTTGTTGCAACAGAAAATTCAAATGGCGGCAGATGCTAGAATTGCATTGACAATGGAAACCAACGCTACAAAACGTCAGGAATATTTAAAAACCATAAGAAATGCTGAAAGTTTTATGGATGTAGCGGGTAAGTTTGGTAAAACTGCTGCCGGTGAAATTTTAACATATAAGCAAACGCCTGGAATCGCAATGAATACTCCTGGCGGTTGGGCTATAAATTCAGATGATACTAATCTTGGCAAAACAACTAATACTTTAAATGTTTTAGCTGGTTTAACGCAGGATTATGAAAGCCACAATATAGAATTAATTGACAAAGGCGACACTTTTGCTGTTAAGGTAACTGGTAAGAAAAAGAGCGGGGAGACTTTTGAAAACATTATTAATGCTAGCGACTATCTAAATTCTGACGGTAGTGGTACAGGTGGGTTTTTACAAAAAGTTGAAAATGTAGATGAGTTTAGAGATTTAGCCAAAAAAAATATAGTAAACGAAAAAGGAATTATTCTAGAAAACTTTCTTGGTTCCGCGACAGAAACCGTTAGACTTGAAAGTAAAGGTGATGCTTATCAGATAAATGGAGCTAGACGATTAAACGAAGAAAAAATTAGAAAAGAAATTAGATCGCAAGCAGATGTAAAAGCGGCTGGATATATAAGAGCCAATGATCAAGCCAGCCTTAGAGCATTAATTAATTCTACTTTAGGTAAAGGCCCTTCATATTATGACAAGTATTTTAAAGGTATAATTGACCCTGAAAGACAAACGCAAGAATTAGCTGCTTTATTAGAAGAAAATGCGTTCCAATCTTTTGTTGGCGGCTATGAAACTACAAAAGAAGGTGATAAAACGATTTACTGGGGTGGCAATGGAAAACCTGTAATGGTACCAAAAGAAAAGAAAACTTTAGGCGGATCTTCAAGTAAAACTACCGGAGCAGGTAAAACTACTGGTACAATTAAAAATCAACAAGCTTTTAATAAAAGAGTAGAAAACTTGATTAAAACTAAAAAAGGCGGTATTTCTAAAGGAGGATTTACATTAGGCTTATTGGATGGAAAATGGGCTTTATATGATAAAGATGGCGCGCCAAAAGTTGGAACAGAAAATATCACTAGCCCTAGCGCATTGGCAACATACATTGGATATGCGCCTGAATTACCTTAATACTAAATATAATAAACATGTCTATATACACTTATAACGGAGCAGAATTTTCAGAAGAAGATGTAATTGCTAAAGCAAAAGAAAAAGGTATGGATTTAGATTCATATATTAATAAATTTGGCATTGAGAAAACTGATGCGGAAGGTCCGGGAAAGAAGAAACCCGTTGTAGCAAAGGGTGCAACTGTAGCGGGAACAAAAAATACGGCATCCAAATCGGCAAAACCTTCGTCGGTATCACAAGATAATCCTTTTGGCAAAGTAAAAATATTTGATCCGTTAAATATTACTAAAAATGCTTTAGACAATGCGCAAATTGCAAAAAACCCATCAAAACCAGTTAGCGTAAAAAAACCATCATCTACTATTAAACCATATTCAGAATACAAAAATGAATATGAAGAAAATAAGCAAAAAGAAGAGGAGGGTACATTTTCAAATTATTTAAAAGAATCTTTTGATTCCGCAGTGTCTACAGCTGTAAAATCAATATATAAGACACCTGAATATGTTTATAATGCCGCAGCTTCCATAACAAATCCAATAGTTGAAGCAATAGGCGATATTGTTGGCGAAGATGTTGTCCCTACATCCGCTGATAAAATAATGAAAGAATATGGTATTCGTAATATACCGGCGGATATTTTAGCAAAAAGAATAAAGCAATCTGATAAAATTATACAAGAATATAGCGCAAAAAACGGTGGTGATCCTTTAACCGCTATAGAAAACGGAAATTATTTAGGAGCTGCAAAACTTATAGCTGGAGGAACTGTTCAATCTTTTCCTATGATGGCTGCTGCTATGTTAAGCGGTGGGAGTACTACTGCTTTAGCGGGTATAGCTGCATCAACTGCCGTATCTAAAGCTGATCAATTAGAACAAGAAAATCCAGAAATGGGGTTAGGAGAGAGAACTATAAATTCTGCTACGTCTGGTTTATTAGAAAGTTACTTGGGTCATTTATTTACCGGAGCATCTGGCGCTGCAGTTAGTAAAATTTTGGAAAAGCAAGGAACCGAAATTGGGTCTAAATTAATCTCAAACGGATTAGTTAATACTTTAGCTAATGCGATAGAAAAAAATCCATTAATAGGCGTTTTAGGGGAAGTTGTAGAAGAAGGGGCTGTTGAATTAGGTAATCAATTAAACGATATAAAATCCGGCATTAGAAAAGAGTTAGATTACAGAGCTATAGCAAATAATGGCATTATTGCAACCGGTATGGCTGGTACAAATACGGTGCCTATTTATGCGGCTAAAGGTTATATGAAATCAAAAGAATATAATCAGCTTAAGAATGTAAATAAGGAAATACATAGTTTAAGCAGTCAATTATCCAACCCTTATGTAAATAAAGATGATAAAAAAATAATATCTTCTAGAATAGCAAGATTAGCGGATGAAAATAAAGCTATAGCAGGAAAATCTCTTGAGAAAATTAAAGCTTTACCTATTAGTGTAAAAACAGAAATTAACACTATAAACTCTGATTTAGATAATATAAAAAATAAATATTTAAATATAATTGATAATTCAGAAATACCTGCTGAAGCACAAAAGGGTATGATTGACGAGTTATCTTTACAAGCTAAAGAATTACATAATAGAAAGGCTAGCATAATAGAAGGCAATTATATATATGATGATTTTAGAAAATTGCCTATAGCGGAGCAAGATAAATTCAAAGAGACGGCAAATAACATACTTGCTAAAGAGTCAGGCCAAGAAGAAGGTATGTTTAAACCTTCTAAAGACGAAATAGATCGCAAAGCCGTTGAAATTTACAATGAGGATCTACGCGTTAAAGGCCTTGCAAAAGAAGTTGAATTAGTACAAAAGTTAATAGAGCCTGGTAATATCGGTGAGATTGTTAATGGCATTGGTAAAAATAAACCTGTTGAGATATTTGAAACTCCAGAGGATTTACAAAAAGCATACGCTGACTATATGCTGGCTAGCGGTGATACTGAAGAAGTTAGAGATGTAACCAACGAAATTGGTTTTATGCTTGGCAATCAAGTTGTAATTAACAAAAAAATAGCAGAGACATTTCAAGAAGGTAGTACCGTTGGCAGGCACGAATTATTACATAAAATATTAAAATCATCTTTTAGTGACGCAGTTGAAGGCCAAAAATTAAAAGATAAATTTTTATCGGTATTAAGTAAAAAAGAAAGGGATGTTATTGACAAAAGACTTGAAGATAGAGAATACACAAAAAAATATTTAGATAGTTCTCCTGATGAATATTTAACACAGTTTTTCGAAGCTTTGGAAGCAAAGGAAATTGAATATGGTGATAGATCATTTTTGAACATGTGGAAATCATTTATGCAGCCTATATATCAAAAACTAGGTTTTAGAAAATTAGATTTTAAAAGCGGTTCAGATGTATATAATTTTGTAAAGGATTATCACAAAAGCGTTGCTAAAAGTGGATTATCAGAAAGAGCAAAGTCATTACTTGAAAAAGGTAAAACTATTGAATCAGATGTTAAATCTTCTAGAGCACAATCTGAAATATTAAAACAGGAATTAATAAAATTAAATGAAAATGAATTTGAATATGATCCTGATGATTTTGAAAAGCAAGTAGAAAATCTTGAGTTTAAAATTAAAAGGGAAATTGAAAAAGAAAAGTCTAACCCTAAAGTGGAAACCGTTAAAAAAGAAGTTTTAACAGAAGAAGACGAAGTAAAAGAAATAATAAAAGAAAATAGAGCTTCTGTAGCTTCTGATAAAGTTCAAAAAATTTACGAATTAAAAGGGAAAGAAGGCGCTCAAGATATTATAAATTTGTTTAAACCTATTACTAAAAAAATAGTTGATAAACGAAGAGATGCCCCCGATTTTGATCGTGAATTATTAACAGATGAAATTGAAACTGGGGTAGGTGGAATTTTAGATTTAATTACAAAATATAATCCTGAATCCGGAATTCCATTAGCGGCTTATATTAATAAATATTTGCCAGTAAGAGCTATTGCTACTTCAAAAAGATTACTTGGTAAAGAATTTAGCAAAGATGTTACAGAAGAAAAAGCCTTAATGGCTGAAGAAACTGTTCCTGAGGTAAAAGAAAAACAAAAGTATGCAAATGCATTGGAATCAAAAGTTTTTAGCAAAGAAGCTATTGAAACGATTAATAAAAAGATATTAAGCGTTGTTAGAACTTTGAAATCTAAAATTGATGCACCTGTATCTATAAATAGAACTATTACGCCATTAATTGCTGAAATTAGAGATGAAATTGGCAAGCAAGTTGATATTGACGTTAAAACCGCAATGGGTGGTAAAAAAGATAATCAACTTAAAAATTGGTTATTAAAGAATAAGAAATATATTCTTGAAAATATGACCACAACGTGGTTAATGGGATTAGATGGTAAAGGTGGTATACCACAAGCTATTCAAAAACAAATTGATGGTAAGTGGGTTAATTACCCTGAATGGGTCGGAAAGAAAATAGATAGAGAATCCGTTGCAACTGATAGCGCAGGCAGAACTTCCGGAGCCGAACTTGTTAGAAGATTACCTAACGTTGCTAATAATATTTCTAATGAAGATTTTTTAAGTAATGTTTTAGAACCATCAGGAAATCCTATAAGAGGTAGAAAAGAATCATTAGCTAAAGCAATAGCTGAAGAAACTTCATTTGATATTATATTAAATGATTTTGAAAATGATGGTCCTATTTTTCAGGCATTTGAGACTAATCAAGAAAGACAGGGTGTAGAAGTTAAAGAAGTAATAAAAACAGATTTTTTAAGACAGGTTGAAAGGGGTAATATTAAGTTTTCATTAAGCCCAAAAGCTAAAGAAGAATTTAATGATAGCGTTGATGAAATGTTTGAAGCCATTAGTTTAAAGGGCAGAATAACTAAAGCTAAATTAAGACGCATTGTTAATAATGTTTTTCCTGATTGGACGCAAGACGATAAAGACGAAGTAACCAATAAATTTGGCACATATATAAGATCTGCGATTCAAACTATAGGAAGAAAATATAGAGAAAAAGAAACGATTAAAGCTGCAAAAGTAAAAGATGCTATACGCGCATTTACAGATAGTGTTGATGATGGCGTTGCAATTGGTGTACGCTTAGGCGTTCCGTCTGTAACTGCTAATCTTAAGAATAGCGAGCACATAAAAGAATTGCAAGATATAAATATTGATTTTGGACAGCAATTATTAAAAGACGTTGGTCAACGCGAAGGTTTAGAATTATTAGCTTCTTTTTGGTATCCTTCTGTTGCAGGAAGAACTAAAGACGAATCTAAATCTATATTTAAAGGCAAAGGAAGTTTCAGACAATTTTTACAAGATATTCAAGATGGATTTGATAATAAAATTAAATTTGAAGATTTGAATATTGATAGAAAAAGTAATGCTGTAACTAAGGAAATGGTTGATGGGAATATTTCTGCAGAAAGTAAAGCTAATGATCTTAGAGTATCAGGAAATGCATGGGACTTTACTAATAGATCTGTAGAATTTTTTGCTAAAGAAGTAAAAGATCCAAATAATGGATATTCAAACAAGCATTTAGCTTCATTACTAACGATGCTAATCTATGAAAGAAACTCCGCTTTAAGAAGTGCAGCGCCAGCCACCGGAGTAATCGTAGATCCTAGAATTAAAAATATTAAAAAATACGATTATGACCACTCTGTTCCTGCTAGATATGTATTGTCTAGGCTAATGGATAAATATGTTGATGGTAAAGATGTTGATTTAAATAAGCTTAAAAAAGATTATATTGTTACTGTTATACCTTTAACAATGACCGAGTCTTTAAAAAATGCTGGATTACAATCAATGATGCCGTATGACTACAAAGATGGAGATGGAGCGGATTCTAGATTGCAATATGGGAATAAGGACATTTCTAGAATGATTAAATTTAGTTTATCAACAAAAGCTAATTTAAAATGGGAGAATAATTTAGGAGTTACTTCCGCCGATTTCAAAGTAGGTAAATATAATTATACTATAAAAACAGCACCTATAAAAAGTTATGGTATTGAAGGCGAACCAGGAATGGATAAAACTTTTAAAAAAATAGCTAATAATTTAGAAATACCTTTAACGCAATTAACAAATAATAAAAATTTTAATTGGGTATCATTTGCAGAGGAAAACGGTGGAAATGGAATTTTAAATACAGGTAATGCGTTTAAAGTATTCGGAATTGTTACCAACGGGCTTATTGATTATATTGAAAAAAATAATATAGAGGGAATTGCTTTTAGCGCAGACTCCACAGAACCAAGTCGCGTTAGACTATATAAAACATTAGCTAGCACAATAGGGGCCAAACTAGGGTGGGAGTACACTGCTGTAGATTCAGAAACCAAAGAAAATGGAATTGTTTTTGTAGTAAATTCTTCTAATTCGGACTCGTTCAAAAATCAATCCGAGATACAACAAGGAAAAATTAAATTTAGCAAAGCAATATCTCCAACATTTAATAAAATAATAGAAGAGAATAAAGGAATAGAGGATTACAAAAACTTCTCCGACATTGTAGCTAGAAGACGAGGCGCAGGTAAAAATAAGTTTGATATTTATGTCCCTGCTTCAGCGGCTGACTTTGAATTATTACTTTACAATTTTATGGGTGAGGGCAAAAAAGGTGAAGAACAAAAGAAATTTTTTACCGAAACATTATTAAAACCTTATGCTAATGGAAATGATTTAATGGATGCTGCAAGGCAATCTATTAAAAAAGAGTATAAACAATTATTAAATGAGTTTACAGATGTAGCTAAGATGATTGAAAAAAGAACTCCAGATGGAGACTTTACTTACGATCAAGCAATTCGTGTTGCAATGTGGAATGATGAAGGTGCTGACATCCCAGGCTTATCACAACGCGACTCTAACAAGCTAACTACACTTGTTAACTCAGATCCAGAATTAAAAGCCTTTAAAGATGCTTTAATTGTAACTGGGCGACAAGGTAGAGGTTGGATAAAACCTGAAGAATATTGGGATGCAAATACAATTATATCTGATTTACATAACTTAACTGAAGGTGAAGGTAGAAAGAAATTCTTGTCTGAATTTATTGCTAATGCTGAAGATATGTTTGGCAAATTTGAGAATGGTAAATTAGTTGGTCCTAATATAAACAAAGTTGAAGCTGTATATGGTACAGATGTCAGAGAAGCTTTAGAAGATGTTTTATACAGAATGATAACTGGTAAAAACAAAAGCTTTGGTAAAGACAAAGAAACTAGTAATTGGGCTAATTGGGTGTCCGGATCTACAGGGGCGATTATGTTCTTGAATGTAAGATCCGCTGCATTGCAGTTGATTGGAGCAGTTAACTTCTTAAACTTAAGAGACAACAATCCTTATGCTGCGGCTAAAGCATTTGCTAATCAAAAGCAATATTGGGAAGATTTTGCTACTATCTGGAATTCAGACAAAATGAAGGAAAGACGTGGCGGTTTAAAAGAAGATGTTGCTGCTGCTGAAATTGCTAATGCAGCTGCCGGTAGTAAAAACAAAGTTGGTGCTGTATTGTCTTATTTATTAAAAATAGGTTATACACCAACACAAATGGCTGATAGTTTTGCTATTGCTTCAGGAGGTGCTCCATTCTATAGAAATAGAATAAAGACTTATTTAAAGGATGGTATGACCGAACAGGAAGCCGAAGAAGCTGCTTGGGACGACTTTACAAAAGTATCTGATGAGACACAACAATCTGGTGATCCAAGGGACATATCTAAACAGCAAGCTAGTCCTGCCGGTAGATTATTGTTGACATTCCAGAATACAGCGATGCAACAATCTCGTATTGTTAAAAAAGCGGTGCTTGATCTTAAGAACGGTAGAGGTGACGCTAAAACAAACTTTGCTAAGATTGCTTATTATGTTGCAATTCAAAATACAATGTTTGCTGTACTGCAGCAAGGTTTATTTGCGGTTGCATTTGGTGATGATGACGAAGACGAAGAGAAACCAGAACAAGAGAAAAAGCTAAATGAAAAATTATTCGATGTAGCTGATGGCGTGATCGATACTGTACTAAGAGGTACCGGATTTGCTGGCGGAATAGTAGCTACTGTAAAGAACATGGCTAAAAAGTATTTAGACGAAAGGGATAAAAAATTTAAAGCAGACTACGCAAAAGTTGTGCTTGAAGGTGCTAACCTTTCACCTCCAATTGGGTCTAAACTTAGAAAGCTTTACAGCGGACTTCAACAAACTAAATTTGATAAAGATTTAATTGAAAAAAGAGGTTGGGATGTAATGCAAGATGGCAGAGTTAAATTAAGCCCTAGCTATGGAGTAACCGGTAAAGTGGTTGAGGCATTTACGAATGTACCAATGGATCGTTTAGTTACAAAAGTAAATAATGCCTCCGAAGCTTTGAATTCTCAAAATACAACAATGCAGAGAATAATGGTGGGTTTAGGCTGGTCTCCTTATAGTGCTGGTATTGAAGATTCCGCTGGTGATAAAAAAATCAGAGAAGAAGCTAAAGCTAAAAGGAAAATAGAAGGAGTTGAAAAAGCTAAGGAAACTAGAGAAAGAACTAAAGATTCTATTAGACAGCTTCCTGTATCTGAACAGCTAAGACTTAGAAAAGAAATGGCTTTGGATCGAAGAGAGAAAAGGAGAAGAAGAAAAATGGGTTAATGAAAAATAGGCACCATACCTAGAAATCCATGAATAGAAAAAGGGAAGCTTAACGGCCTCCCTTTTTTTATTTAATCTTATAAAACATTACAAATACTTTTCTGCTATTTGTAAACTTATTTGGGTATTTACTGTGAAAGTAATTACATGGATATGATAATGCTCTATTTTGTTTGTGACCTATAACGGATTTTAAATTCCATAAGGATTTATCATTAGCATCGGTATTTAATAGCCTATTATATTCCTTTTCATTTATATCTACAAACTTGTCTCCGTGTATTTTATGTTCCCAGAACGCGGTACCGTTTAATTCATCCGTATTGTTATCAGATATAAACAATACTAAAGCTCTATCTGGTTGTTGTCCTTCTATGATTGAGTCATTATGTATACGCCAATCATCATCTTGATTTAATTTTGCCTCACGAAAAAAACCTAATATACATTCTATATTATTGTTTTCTAATTGCTCAACTTTACTAATAATAAGATCCAAAAATTCTTGACTAGGTATTTTAACCCAGAAAGATTTGCCGGGCATATCAACCTTGGTAAATTCCGCGGTGTCCTTGTTCAACAAATCTATAAGTTCCTGGTTTAAAAAATCATCTTTAATATATATCATATTATCCATCACCTAGCCATCGCAGCTCAGGCACCCTTCATCCATTGCTTTAGCAGCTAAGTCACCACGTAAAACAGATTCAGTACGCATATAATACAAAGTTTTAATTCCTTTTTTCCATGCATCCATGTGAACTTTATTAATCCACTTTGGTGTCGCTTCATTTGGAAAAGCTAAATTTAAACTAACGGATTGATCAATATATTGTTGTCTGATACCTGCTTGATTAACCAATTCTAACTGATTGATCTCTTTAAACGTTTTGAAAACATCTTTAGCCGGTATGTCGTGATTAAACATAATATCATCGAGCTCGTCAATATCTTGAACAGAACCTCCATCAGCCAATATTTTTGCCCAAATTTCATCTGTATTAATTTTATGTTTTTTTAATAGTTTTACTAAGCTTGGATTTTTTCGAATGAAAGTACCTTTTGCACTTTGCTCGGTAAATACGTTAGCAGCCCATGGCTCAATACCTGAAGATACGTTCCCACTAAGCTTACTATTGCTGACAGTAGGAGCAATGGCGCGAAGATGGGTATTACGCATACCAGTACCAACGCACCATAAAGGTTCGCCATAAACTTCTGCAAGCGCTTTACTGGCTCGTTCGCTTTCAATTTTGAGTTGACTAAAGATTTTCCTTGTTTCATACTGTGCAAGCAATCCTTCGAAGGGCAATCCTTTTTCTTGCAGGTATGTGTGCCATCCCAACACTCCAAGTCCAAGAGGCCTTCCCTTACTAGCCGATCTAACCGCATTTTCAAAGCCTCGTAATCCTTTTGCTCTTTGGATGAATTCTTCCATGACTCCGTCGAGAAACCAGATTGCGTCATAGATGAGGTTTGTGTCTTTCCATTCTTCATATTTTGCTAAATTTAATGATGATAAACAACATACAAAGCTATGTGTTTCATCGGTGTGTAATGTTATTTCACTGCATATATTAGTCATGTGTACTTTTAACCCATGAGTTCTATAAGCTTGTGGATTTGATTTGTTTGTGTTTCCTTTAAACAAGACATAAGGTTCACCAGTTGCTTTACGTTTTCTGATAAGGGCACTCCACTTATCCCTTGCCTCATTATCTCCTTGTTCAAGCTTTCGCATGAATTTATCACCGACAACAACGCATTGATGTAAATTAAGAGATTGTCTGTTGACATCGCCTTTTGGTTCTCTAATTTCAAGCCATTCCTTAAAATCTCCGTGTTCAATGTTGATATTAACAGAAGCTGCTCCTCTACGGACTGAGCCTTGGTTAGTTGCGAGGATAGTTGAGTCATATATTTTGCAGAAAGGTACAACTCCATCTGATGTTCCATTGCCTGTTATTTTAGCGCCAGCGGGTCTTATTTGATTAACTCCGATACCAACTCCACCGCCATGCTTAGCGAGTAGCATCATCTCTAAATTCTTTTGTCCAATATCTTGAATGCTGTCCGCAACATCAATACCAAAACAACTGATTGGTAATCCACGATCCGTTCCTGTGTTTGATAATACAGGTGAAGCTAAACATAACCATCCATTCCAAATATATTCAAAAAACTTATCTGCTAATTCTGGTTTGTATAATCTTTTAGCAACAGTTGATGCAACGCGCATATAGGCGTCTTTTGGTGTTTCCCAAGGTAATAGATACCCTCCGGCAATTGTCTTCTTATATACGTCCGTATTGGCCCAAACAGGGTAATCAACCCCAGGTTGCCATTCATTATTCCACATTCAAACCTCCTTCTTCTGCTTTTGCTTTTTCTGTCAACTCTTTAATAGCTTCTTCGTAACCCGGCATCAATTTAATTGTGCTTAATGTTCCAACTGCTAAATTAGTTAAATGTTGTTGCTCATCCATAACGCCTTGCATTACTCTAATCATTGCATCAACTCTGTTTTTCATTTCAATTAATGTTTGTTCTTTCATTTTATTTAATTTTAATTACCATATATCTTATAATAGCCTGTCTACTTATATTAATCACCCCAGATGTCTTCAAAATCTTCTCCTTCGTTTGCTTTACTGTAATCAGTAGGTCTAATAGCAAAGAAATCCGTATGTGTTACACCGCCTGTTAAGTGATAGAACCAATCTAAATTTGATGCTGCCTCTTTATTAAATGGGAAATAAGATCCCAAATCTAAATAACCAAGCTCAACTAATTTTTCGTTTGTTCTTTTCTTTATGAACTGTATTAAGTCGTAAGATTTGATACCTTCAATTTCTCCAGCTTCAAACATCTTATCAATATACTTAATCTCTAATTCAACCATTGTTTCTGCAGCTGTTATAACATCTTGTCTGCAATTTTCTAATAACGTAGGATCTTCTTCACACATGTGACGGAATAATTGGCATCCCATCTTACTGTGCAGTGATTCATCACGTACGCTCCATTTCATTTGTTGCCCGATGCCTTTAAGTAAATTCCTTAATTGAAAAGAATATAATACAGCGAAAGCAGAATAAAGACTAACCCCTTCAGCGAAAGCGCTAAATACAGCAAGAGAGCGCCCAATATCAACTGTACTCCTACCTTCTGTTGCAACCAGGTTAGCAAACCTTTCAGCCGTTGCAGGCTCGTGTAAAAAAGCTTTGAAATCATCTAATCCTAATGTTTCATTTAAATAACTATATGCTACAGCGTGAATAGTTTCTTGAGAACCAAACAGCATTGCCATTTGTTGTATCTCATGCTTAGGAAACCATTTAACCACACTTTGTGTCCAGTAATCTGATACCGCGCACTCTGTCTGAGCGAAACCTAGCAGGATATTACCTACTAGATTCTTTTCAGACTCGCTTAGCTTTTCATTCCAGTCTTTCACATCGCCAGACATACTGATCTCTGTATGCAACCAAAATGCTTGAGCTTGCTTTAACCAACCTTCTGTGTAGTATATAGGGAATTCAAACGGTTTGTACTCAATTCTTTTGTCAAATAATCCCATATATATATTTATTTATAAATTTCTAAAGCAATATCAATAAACGGCAAGTATAATACGTGCAACTTTGATTCATCATATTCATAAGTTCTAATTCCAAATAATATACCCGGATAAATTCCTACGGATAATTCCCACGCTTTAGGCTCCTCTACTTCTACTTTTTTCTTTCTTGTCATAATTATTTATTTAGCATTGTTATATTGTTCTATTACTTCGAGCAACTCTTTATATATCACTTTGCCTTTATTAGCAAAGGACCAAGCTACCCATTTATCTATTTGTCTTTCGGCATATTTTTTCCTTGCCTCATGTTTCTTTCTAATAGAATCATTTGTATTGTTTCTTTGCATTCTAATTGTTATTTAGTATTATAACTTATTATATTTAAGTTTTTCTATAGCTACTTTGCGATTTGATTTTCTTTTATTTGTATATGATAAATCTATAATGCCATTTAGCCGTTTTATAGTGCTTTTACAAATACCAGTAGACCGATTGCATTCCGCTATAGAGCAATATTCAATTCCTTCCCAAACAACTTTTTTCCTAGCGGGTTGGGATATTTTGTTTTGCAATATAGAATTTTTAGTATGTTTCATACCGACTCTTTTTTTATGCCCATTTTGAGGCATATTTTTACCTTTATTAGGATGATGTTTGCCATACATTGGATTTTTAGAACCAACTCTGTTATAAGGTTTATTAATACAATTACCGCCACCTTCGCATACATTGGTTAAATTTTTTAATCCTATTAAATCTATTAAAATTTCCTCGATAGTATAAGCTTGTTCCTCTGATAGATTATCAATTAATTTAATAACTTCCCAATTTGGATATTTATTTATAGTATTATTCCAATGGAGATTCCTATGGGCTTTAGAATATGCTCTTTTTCCGCACCCTTTGCCTATATAAAAAATCCCGTTTTCATTAACATGCATGTATATATAATATTTACCCATAATATTTATTTATTATATTTGTCTATAATATATATAATCACTCGTTTGTACTACCTTTTACTTTATTAATATAATTTTTTATTATACGAATTGCTTCATCACACTCTACTTGCGACTGCGGTTTTAATAATAATCTACCAGGGTCATTCTTACGTACCCAATCTTTAAATAATTTATATCTTAACGGAAAACTTTCATTAGCCCTTCCTTTTGTTTCGCAAGTCCACCCATCACCTTCAAAGTCTGGCGTATATTTAATGCCTAATATTTTTTTATTCCCTCTATCTATAAACTCTCCTTTTCCGTTAGATTGCCTTTCAATAGAACTACTATTGAACAGGAATGTGTCTAACAATTGATATGTTTTGCCTTCGTATTTAAAATCAATACCAGCATCTTTCAATGCCTTGTACATATACTTTTCAAGTCCGGAAGCAAAGGTTATGCCGTCATACATAACCTTTTTTGCTACTACCGGCCCTTTCTTTCTGCTAATTTTCTTCATCTATTGTATATGAGAAACCATTAGCCTCCGTCCATTTTTCAGCGTCTTTAACATCTATTTTTAAAAGCTCTAATTCTTCTTTTATATTAGTAACTTCTTCTTTAAGACGTTGAACATATAAGACGGCATCCATTAATTCTTCTTGGAAATGATTAAGCCAAGTGTGCATATCTGATTTGTCATCGCGTAATGTTTTACCATACTTTGCAAATCCAACATCCGATCTTGATACAAATTTGTCTACTACATTTTCAACAACCGGATCTCTAAATATTATTTCTTTCTTTGTCATTACAATGTACTATTAAATGTGTTTGTTGTGCTGCCTTTTGCTGTATTAGTTAGCCCAGTGTAATAAGCATGTCTAGCCTGAGTAACATTATTTTTAACAAACGTACCATTTTGCATCGATCCTTTTCTATTCTTAATTTCATCATAAGCTGCATCAATACACTCCTCAACTTTAAACCCTAATAGATATGCTAAGTTAGTTAATACAACAATTGAATCACCAATACCATCTTTTTGTTCTTCTTTATTGCCATTAAGAATAGCTTTAGATAATTCACCAACTTCCTCAATAAGCTTTACAAATTGTGTTTTAGGATCGCCACTGGCATATATGCCTCTTTCTTGCGCCCAAGACCTAATTTCTTTAAATCTATTAGTTTTTTTGCTAGTTTTTTCTTTAAATTCAATTTGTTGTTTTGGTAAAGTAGCAATTAATCTATTGTCTACCGTTGCATTTGTTGGCAATAATTTTAAGTATTCACTTAATGCTTTATTATAAACGTACGATCTATTAGGATTGTACATCGATGTTCTTACATTTGTCATGATCCAATCTACAATAGTAGGAGTCAATTTAAAATTTCCATAAGGAGAAGTAATTATTTCCCCAATGTTGTCCATAAGCTGCCCTTTTAATTTACTTACAGGGCATGCAAATGTAATTGTTTGTTCTGTTACGTTTGTTTCCATTTTATTTAATTTAAGTTTATTCATTAATTCTTTATAGGAATGCAAGTCTATCTTATAGCCGTAGAGTAATTGAAGCTCTGCCTCCTTTGCTGATATATAATCTATATCTTCGCTAGAGTCCAGAACTTCGTATTCGGATGGCTGGTACCCTTGTTGTACCGTAATTCTATTATTAAGATTACGTGTAACTCCTATCTTTTTCCCTAATATATGGTAAATATAAAACATTCTTTTGAATTTACACTGCAACTGCAGCAGTTATTTTTGGCCCGTGTTGATAATTTTTTATTTCCAACTTTCCATCTTTATAAGTATACTCTGGAGATAAGAATGTTTCTTGTTCTAAATACTGTTTTACAGTATTAATTTGATTCTTATAAATGTGGGCATCAATTATTTGCATTTCAAGTCTAGATGCTTTATATCCTGTTTGTTCTGCAATATATAATTGTATTTGAGCAAACAAAGCAACATCATAAGGTATACCTAATAACACATCTCCCGATCTTTGAACAACAAACATATTCAATTCATCACCTTCAACAAAGAATTGAAAATATAAATAACAAGGTGGCAATGCCATCTCTTCAAGTTGTAATGGATTCCATAAACTAATAATGTGTCTTCTGCTGTCTGGAGTCGTTTTAAGGTTGTTTATAAGGATCGCAAGTTGATCATAATATTCACCATTGAAATTCCTTAATTGATGCCCATAAACAGGCCCTAAATCTCCATTCTCATCTGCCCAAGCATCCCAAATTTTAATGCCATTATCTTGAAACCTTTTTATATTTGTTTCGCCGTTAATAAACCAATCAAACTCTGTCTTAAATGTTTTTTCAAACATCTTTCTACCGGTTAATAAAGGAAAACCCTCTTTAAGATCTATCTTCAAACTTTCATTGAATAATGAATAAGATCCAACACCTGTTCTGTCGTTTCTGAAATGACCCATACTTAATATATCTTTTAATATATTTCTGTATTGGTATTCATAACTACTCATTCTTTTTGTACTTTTCATAATAATATAGATAATATTTAAACATTTGATTCCATAAAGTAGTTTTAGTATGTACATCTGGGCTTCTATTCTTTTTGCCGTTTATAGTAATATCTAAATACCACTTAGTTGTGCTTTCAGCAAATGGCGCTATAAAGATATTATTTCTAACGCACCACATCATTGCTTCTTGCTCTTTAGCACTTTGTATATAGTTACCCATATCAATTTGCCCTTTCCTAACTTTAGTTCCACTACCCATTTATTCCCACGGCAACTTTTCGCCTGATACATCTAATGGAACGTGAGGTATAAAGCATCCTGAGTTTGGTTCCCATTTGAAATGGGCTTCAGCACCATTCTCACCAAGATTTTGAAACTTAACTTTTAATACTTTACATTTAACAGTTTTGTTTTCATAATCTCTATGGACTAATAATCCGTGATAAGATGCATCGTACCATTCTCCACCACCTTTAATGTTATACATTGTAGGCTCTTCAATCTTACCATCAGAACCTTTATACATTTTAGTAGGATGCGCAACAATAAATACTAATACATCGTACTTTTTAGCAAAGATTTCAATCTTCTGTAAGTATTCCATTGTATACTTATTGACATCTTCTGTTTTAGCATCAACATCTCTTACTTTATTGAATGGATCTATAACTAAGCATTTAATACCTTTACGCTTAACTAATTCAGCACCTTTACGCAATACAGATTCTAAAGTGTAGCGTTCCATATCGATGTGAAAGAAATTAGCATTGCAATGATCCGCTATTTGGTTCCAACGATCACCACCAATATCATCTTGTGACGGCATACCTTCCCAAACTTTACGCATTAATTTGTGCGCGTGTAAGTAAGCTGGTGTATTTTCAGGAGATGCGAATGCGGTTTTCCATCCGTAGTTTCGATTATAGCCCACAACCATCTGGTCGACAAAATCACTTTTACCGGAAGACGGAATACCAGTGACAGTAATGAATTGGCCAGTATAAGTTGAAAAGATTTCATCAAAATTAGGAAGGCCAACTTGAAATCCCGGTTTAAAACCGTTACGAACAAAGTCAGTAACTTCATTTTCGAGATCTCTAAATGTGACAACGTTCTCAAGTGGTACAGGCTTTGCTCTTGAAATTCTTTGTGATAGTCTTTCCTTTCCATACTTTAATAAATATTCATTTGCATCTTTACAGTCTTCAAATGTAGCTAAGTAACATATTTCAGATCCTAATCTTCTGACTAATTCAACTTGCAATGCTTGACCTGCTTCGTCTGAATCAACCGCTATAATTATTTTTGATTTGTCTTCGAAATAATCAATGCAACTATCTAAGTAGTCAAGATTATTATTATTAAGAGTAGCCCCGTTAGGAACAGATATTGCATTTGTTATTCCTGCTTCGTGCAGCGCGAGCACATCCATTTCGCCTTCAACAATAACACAATACTCGTAGCCCACAATACTATTAATATTGTAGAAAACTTTTTCAGCGCCTTTATATAGTTTAAAATTCTTTCTACCATCTCTATACTTAACATTTATAAGTTGATCTCCTATAAAGTAATTAAACCTTATTACGTTTTCAACCTTACTCGTTTGTGGCATGAATTCTGAGCCCTCGGTAACCTTAAGTTCTGTTAATGTGTCTTTTGAAATTCCTCTTGTTTTGAACCATTCTTCAACTTTTGAACTGACTTCGTGTATAGCAACCGGTTCAGGTTTCTCATATACTTTTTCAGATTTACCTTTACGTTGGTAAGTGTGTAGTTGAAATGTTTTATTACAATTGTGGCAGGTTCCGATACCACGTTGCCAATCATAGCTAGCGCATTTGGCTTTTTCATTCTTTGGTTTTCTATCGGGCGAACATATAGGGCATATACCACTAGTTTTCCCCTCGTCAACCTTATGTACATTAAATGTGTCTATTAAAAACCCGTTAATTTCAACTGTCTCTACATTCATAGGAAAAAATTTAATTTGTTAATGTCTTATATTATGGACATTTTAGCTTGTTTTGCACTAAATATGATGCGCTAAGATATAAAAAATATTATAACGCATCATAAGTAATACAATTTTTTTAAGGCTATAACCTTAAATTTTTATTTTACTTTAAGGCTATAACCTTAAAACGGTAGATCATCTTCAACAACTGCTGCTGCTCTTTGTGTTACTAGTTGTCCAGCATCTTGTCTTGGTGCAGCTGCAACATTTGTTCCATTAGTCCATACAACCTTAACATTTCCTAAGTATACTTTCGCCATCTTAGCGTCACGTTCTTCTTTGGACTGTTCAACAAGGACTGGACCTTGATTGCCAAATTGATCCACCTCGTCGTTAAGTGTAATGGTAATAGGAAGATACTTCCCTTTAGCCCCGTCAATTATTTTATTTTTTGGAATTGCATTAAGATTAATGCTGGTTTTAATTATACTCGCCATTTTTTTAAAGTTTTAATTGTTTATTATTAGTTAAATATTCTACTGCTTTTAATACACCTTCTAAATTATCACCTAAAAATCCAATGCCTGAATTACAAGACATGCATAATATGCCTCTTATTTTATTTGTTTCATGGCAATGATCAATATATGTAGATCTTTTATCAAGTGTTTCTTTACCGCAACAATGACAATTATTACTATCCATTAATGATTGAGCTTGATCCAAAGTTATTTTATAATTTCTAGCTCTAGAATATAAACATTCACACGTTTTACATCTTGATTTTAATCCGCCAGTATCTGGCCTATTATAAAAATCGGTTAATGGTAATTTTAATTTGCAATATGTGCAGGTTTTCATTTGATCTCTTAGTTATTTAATTGTAGGTTGTTAAACATTCTTCTCATTTGATCTTTAGTAGCTCCTGAATTTCTTCTTAAGTTATCAATAGCTTTTAAATGATTTTGTCCTTTGTAGAACTCTGTTTCTGGTCTTGTTAAACCTGATACTGTACAAACTCTTGTTGCAACAGTTTCTTTTGTGTTTCTCTTGTTACTCATTTTATTTAATTTAATTGTTATTATTTATTTGGTAATTTTTTATGCTCATTAAAATATTGTTCTACTTGAGCCGGATCGTTATAATATTCTTCAATTCTGGAAAGCATACTAACTATGCTTTCAAAAACAAACGTTTGACAACCAATTGATATTGAATAACCATTAGCAACTGGATTAATAGTTATTTGTCTAGGTACAATTTGATTAACATAAATTGTATTGTTTGATGTTAATGTAGCAGCGTTAGTGCTGTAGGCTGAAATAAGGCTCATAATTATAATGTTTTAGTTAATAGATGCTGCTGAGGATCAAAGTCTTCAGTCTTAAAAAATAAATTGTATGCATCAATAGCTTTTAATACTTTATCTTCTCCTCCTTGTAAAAACTTATCAGAACAGTCAAAGATACCAATTTGATGCGACTTTTTATCTATTGCAATGAAAATTAAATCGTAACCAAACAACTTTTTATAAATGTATGCTTGACTATCGTAATTATATTTCTTTGCAGAATAAGCAAACCCAGATAGATCTGATGTTGTTTTAAGATCGACTATCAAACCCTCATCGTGGTTTATAATATCGGCCTTACCTTTCCACATTGTACCTTCAATAGGTGTAACCCCAGGAACTTCATACTCAACATTGAAACCTCTTATAAGACCTTCGCATACTTTGTTAGCTAACATTTTATCTTTCAGTAGTTCGATATTATCAACTTCGTGTTGTAATAAACAAATCTCACCGCCAGATAACTCCTTGTAAACGTTAGTGTTACGAGTCGTTGTATTAATTATCTTGTATTTATGTAGCTTATCGGGTTCCAATATTGCAGTGTGAAAATAACCGCCAATTGCAAAATTTGGATTAGGTGGTTGTGGCGCATTCATCTCTAACGGATTAGTTAGTAATGAACTTATATTAGAGTTGCTAAGAAATTGTTTTCCGAACTCACCGTAATAATGTTGATCATCTCTTAGCTTCTCTAAAATTTCTTCTTTAGTCATTAAATTAATTTTTTAAGTTCTGCTATTGCTTTTGGGTCTACATCGTACTTATTTAGAATAGTATCTAATGTCGCTTGATCTTTCACGTAAGCTTTAGCTTTATCAAATGTCTCTGTACCTACTTCAATCTTAACTTTTGGTTTTGGATCTGCTTTTCCGTGATCAGGATCTTGAGTATCATCAATCAAGAATAGATTACCTAAAGCATACTTCTTACCATAACTAGATGCTGAACCAAACTTCTGTGGCATTTGCATACCTTTCTGATCAAGATCAACACCAACAACAGCTGTCGCATGTATTTCGGTAAGATTATCAGATATAGTTGCGGTTGATTTCAACATTGGAAATTCTAAAAACTTACTGTCAATTAATTCTTCCGTCACTGTTACTGATACTCCTAATCTTAATAAAAATGGTTTTGTTGCTTCTAGTATGTCCTCTGCCGATCTAAAATTGTACTTACCAAAAGAATTGAATCTAGATTTCTTAGCTTTAAATTCTGTTTGAATGACTGCTAACTTTTCATTCAAAGACATTGTCTCATTTTTCATGGATATTTAATTTAATTGTTTACGTTTCAAAGATAATCAATAACTTGATTCGCATCTACATTATCAACTAATTTTTTTATTGCTTGCTTTTTAATCTCTGATATTCTAACATAAGCGCTAGCTCCATCTATATTTAATATTTCAGCGATCTCATTAGCTGAATGTTTATCGCAGTCTAAACCATAACTTAATCTTAATACCTCGAACTCTTTGTCATCTAAATGTTTCTTAAGTAAGCTAGTTAAGTAAGCATTCATTAAACCTATATTGTATACCTCTGATTGATCTGGTATTTGATACAACATATTCTCTTCATCGTCATCATCAATTTGTTCATCGATGCTTAAAAATATTGAATTAAAAAACATTGCAACTAATGTATGGTCCTTGCTGTTATCTTTTCTTATTTCATTTAGCTTATGCTCTGGGATCTTAATTGAGCCTCTGTTAATATCTATAGCTCTTCTAATTGATCCTTTAATTCTTTTAGATAGAAACGACTTAAGCGTACTTTCTTTATGCTCACTTTGATTTACTGTGTCCCATTCTATTTTGTCAACAGCTTGTATTAAACCTATTGAACCATATTGAATTAAATCTGTTATATCAAGTACCCCTGACGCCTGCTGGCTAGTGGAAAACTTTCTTGCAATATTTTCAACAAATGGTAAGAACTTAATAATTAACTCGTCTCGTGAACAACTAGCAGAAAACTCTTGTTCCGGAAATCTTTCTATCGAAGTATCTCGATCTTCTTTATACCTCAAATAATTATCTATATTATAACTTTTCATATTAAATAGTTTATTACCGAAGATACAGCTATTTAATTTACCTAATGCTAATTTTTTGCTAAAGTTTCTTTCTTCTTTGATTCCGCATAGCCTTTACACTTATTACAAAGAACTTCGTCAGACCAACCTAAGTTAATTATACCATGGCAGCTATAACATAATGTAGCGCCTTCTACATTATTAAACTTATGTATTGGTTTCATCTTCTAATATTTTTTTACAGTCAGCTATTGTACGTATTCCTTGATGCGAATTAGTTAAAGCATATACTTTTGTGTCATCTGGTAATTTATCTGCAAGATTACTTAACCATCTAGAATTTTTATAACTACGAAAGAAAACATCATGAAAAAAGCTTTCACTTATATATGGCTGCAATTCTCCCTCTTCATCTAACAATATTGCATCGTCTACAGGATATAATGGTATTCCAAATTTTGTACTCATAATTAATATTCGTTTTTATATTCAAATTCTACTTCATAACCTAATTTTTTTAACACAGCCTCTAATGAATTCTCAGTATCCATTCCTATATAACTATTATCGTATACTTCTGAATTAGGATGCTCTAATTTTTCTCCATTAAGATATAAATATGTTCCGTAATTATCGCAGCAACCATCACCACAAGTAGAATGCCAATCTTCAAATGTTATTTTTAATTTACTCATCTTTTTCTTTTTTATATTCTATTATAAATCCTATTAACACTATTATATTCATTCCGCATGACATTAGTATTTCGTGTATATCTTCATATATATTTATAGATAAATGAATGTGACCTATTGTCCAGAACGGTATTGCTAAATTAGATGATACCCAAACTAATGTATATTTAACAAACTCTTTCATATTTCATATTGCGATATGAGATGTGTTATTCTTTATATGTATCAGCTAATTCTATAATAGCTTTCTGAATTGTCTTTTCAGTGAATGTTGCTTGATATAATAACCCAATTATAATATCAAAATATTCATCAATATTTGCTCCTTCATGAGCTTCAACTGTAAATGTTTTACCGTATGTTTCTAATGTTAATTTCATATTATCTGTATTTTCTTATTAATTCAAATGTTTTTTTAATATCTGTTATCTTCATTTCTTCACGTTCGGACATCGGCATGAAAGATACTGTAAAGCCGTGATTTGCTAAATAGTAATCCTCTTTTTTAATTGCATTACCATTTACTTTATAAAGATATACCCAAGGGTAATTACCAACTAATTCAATTTCAATGTTAATTGCTTTTAATCTTAAAACTAATCTATCTAATACATTCATAATCCTTTTTCTTTTGGTGTCATAAGCTTTGGTTTAGTAATTCTTTTTCTTTTTTTAATTCGTTACTCATATTACGATGTATTGTTCTGGTTGTGCATTGGAAATAATCCGCAATCTTTTTAATTGTAATCTTTTGATCTGCATCGTGCATGTATAGCATTGCGTCATATATGTCCGAATCTGAGACTATTTTACTCTTGCCTGCTATTTGTCCAACTATAGATAGTTTCTCGTTTAAACTAAGCCCAGAATTGTCCTTAAATATAATCTTACGATTCTTATTTGGTGGCGGTTCTTCTAGGTCTTGTAAGCTAACATCGTAAACCATACTTTGTAATAATTGCTCGCTAACATTAAAAGTAACAAATCCGTTTGTTTTATCGCAGATAAACCTTGCGACCTCAATAAACTGATCTTGATTCATTTGATGATTAAGATACCATAAAACATATAAATGCCATTTTAAAGACTTGTATGTGGTTATCTTAGCTTTGCTTCTAAATAAATCGTAACATTCAAATGTGCCGTTTTCGTAATAGTCACCCCAGTCAAACTTTTGTGTTGGTTTATCTGTTATAGGATTTTGCCGATATATTATTCTATTTTTATTCAAGTGTTCTAATTTTCTATCGTATTGCATATGTGACATTAGCCTATTACTATTATTAATTAATTAGCTTACGTCACACTTTTCATATTCAACGATGCCATATAACGTTTCATAAATTATTTTCTCTTCGAGATATTCTTCAGCATACTGTTCAACAAGTTGTTTCGCTTTGCTCATTATAATTCTTTTTTAAGTTCATCAATGCGTTCTTTTACGGCTTGCGCCTCAGTATATAATTCTTTTTCAATTAACCTATCAAGATGGGCCTGCAAGTTATCAATTCTAGTTTGAATATTTGTTGTACCTTTAATAGAAATATCCATTATAACTTGATCTTTCATTTCTAACATAAATTCTTTATCCCATTCTTCCTGCTTTTTTACTAGCTTTTGAAATACTAATTCCGCAATTCTTTCGATTTCTTCTTCTTTCATATTTTATTTGTTTTTAAAAGTTTACACCACATTTTTTACAGTAAGTAGTTAAGTCAAATGAATCGCTTGTTCTTACAAAATCGTGTTGACACCTTTGTTTTTTAGATTTTTCAAGCCATTCATTAAATTGAGATTCTTCTAAATTTAGCGTTGTGCATCCATTAAATGCTAATTTAAAGCCTTTATTAAAAGATTTTTCAATTTGTTGCTTTTCTACCTCTAATAATTCTTCATTTATTCTTTTAATTATTTCAACAAATGTAATACGAATTGCTTCTTTAACAACATCACGAATTAATTCATTATTAATTTCATCAAAAGATTCATTTATTTTAGCAAGACTTTGTTCTAAATCTTCTTTTAAATCTTGCATTGCGGTTTGTTTCATATTATTTGTTTTACATTTATATTATCAATTAGCGTCCGTGTTTGGTTTGTAAGACGCATTAATTCACCTTATAATATTTAGGGTATTTATTTTTTGTTCTTAAATATTTTTTATGATTTTCAATTATACTTAATGCTTCATTGTATGTTTTATTATGTGAGTATTTTTCGGTTATATTCCATGCATAATTATTTATATTATCTATAGATGCCCACGATAGGAAAAAGTGCTCTCTACATTGCGGTATAAAAATGTTATCTGCTACTTGTTTAATTCTGTATTGCATAGTTTACTTTCTAATATTAAAAATTCGTTATCATTACTATAAGTGTAGTTGCCAATTAAACAACCTGCTTGTGATCTTGTATAAAGATATGTTTGAGATCGCTTGTTAAACGGCTTGATACCCAGTGTTTTAGCGCGTGACAATAATGTATCAGAGTTTATATTTGTATAACCTGAAATATCTTCTAAACTGTATAATTCCATTATTAAAATTTTGTATTAGCAAATAAGTAAGCTGCTTCGTAAAAGTGCATTCTAATTATAAAGCTATCGCCGTTTTTTAAATAGATAATGCATCGATCGTTATTTTCCATAGATGCTCTTATTGCTGCCACTTCAGATTCATTTATAACAGCTTCAGCCCAAATTGATTCTTTTGATTCAACACCAAGATTAGCAAGATCTTTATTGTAAACTTCTATTTCTACTTGTATAAAACTATTTTCCATTATTTATCTTTTAAGTGTGCTTTACCAATTGTATAATATTTTTGGTAACCATCAACAGCATCGGCCATTTTGTATTCGTCAGGCATACATTGCGGTGGATCACAAAAGTCGACAGCGTGTATAGCATGCGGTACATTAGAAAGAATCTCACGACACTTTGCAATAGTTAAATGATGTTTACCGTAACGTTTAGTATATTCAGCACCAAGAGCTAACATATATTCGTAGCACCACATATAATTAGCCACTGATGATCGTACCCATACAGCAGATGGATGATTCATGTGGGTTTTTTTGTATGGAACATCGCCTGGATTACCAGCTAAATGATGCGCTGTACAAAGCAATTGCGCTGCTTCTAAGACCATTTTAACAACATGCTTATTGTAATGTTGCTCAGCTGCTTTAACTGGATCTCTGTCTAAATAAAATATATTCATAGTTTGTTTTTTTATATTAATATTATCAATTGTTATTCGTATTTGTTTTGTAAACTACTCCTCGGTTTCAAAATAACACGGTATTTTTAATTTAAAATTATCTTCAGTTTCTAATTCTAATATAGGCGTTGCAAAATAACTTCTATGAATACCAGCAATCTTTGTTCCTTTAGATAATTTATTTGTGAACTTACCGTCTTCCCATATAGTTTCAGCAGTCCAAAACCAATCTTCTTCCATGCCAAGTGACGCAGATATTAATTGCCCAAATCCTTGATCAGATAAGTATTGTTTTATAGTTGCTTTCGCTTTTTTGTAATCATAATTTTTGTAATACATAGTGTTTGTTTTGTAAATTGTGACCGAGATAGGATTCGAACCTATATGTAGTAGGATTTCTACTATGCTTTACCAATTACGCCACTCGATCATTTGTGGACCTAGTAGGATTCGAACCTACGACCTTGACATTATGAGTGTCCTGCTCTAACCAACTGAGCATAAGTCCTTAAGTATTACTGTTCAGCAATAATACTATCGTCACCAAATACTTCTGTAAAGTTATCCAGCATATATTCATCAAACTCTTCAGTCCAACGATCAAAATCTACATTAACATGATTAAGTACAAGCTGATTGT